CATCTCAAGCTGTAGGCATGTGTCAGAAAACTTATTTACTGAAGTCACTTTCATCTTTGCTCTCATCATAATTCTTCTCCTTTTATTGTTCGTACCTACTTGAATCTCGCTATCCTATCCCCGAGAATACAGGAATACTCAGCCATAATATCAGCCTGCTTAACCAGTAGATCCTGATCTATTGGATCCAGGGACTTAAACACATCTGATCCATGGAATAGACACAAACTGGCAAACTTCCCATCCAACTCAGTTTTCTCATCAATGACTCTCTGCTCGTGATCTTGCATAACACTCTCCTTGATTTATTACTCTCTGTACCAAACCCTGTAACCAAACTCTAAGGATTCAATACAGATTACATCCATTGGGTTAAACTGCTGGATATCAGTCATGTATCTTACATCTGTACACTGGATTGTCATACGATTACCCAGTCTTCTTCAAGAATATCACTCTGCGACGCCAGCCACATCTGATGCGTACCATCGGCACACCTCATCTGCAGATACGGCCGGCACTTGAACAACTCACCCAACTCATAACCGAAAGCCGCTGCAGTATTGGCATTACAAGGGATCCCCTCTGGGTAACCAGGTTGATAAACAACAAACATGTCCTTACCATTCCAGCCAGCCCGGGCTATACGAGCTCCCTGCTTGGCCACCTCAATAGCATGGCCAAAGGTCATATGATCAACCGGCCGATTGGCATTTTCGAACTGTTCCTTGGGACACCAGGATATGTATCCAAGAAAATCAGGATGATTGGCTTTACCACCATCCAGATATTCAACCAGATACCCTTCTGTTTCAGGCTCTTCCTGAGCAGGCATCTCCCAGCCCCTGAGTTTGTTGTAGTCACCAAGCGTCATTTTCTTTGCCAGTACTGCCTTTACTCCAATGTACTTTTGCATAACCTGCCTCCTTTAGTGTTTGAATCTTACTTCGTCATATACACTGTCCAACTCTACTGTTCTTTCACTTGAATGCATTTCATCATAGGTGCCAAACCATCTACCACCATCTACCGTCTTCATGGCGTAGTTCTTACCATTGTAATTGATGATGTCCATATGAATTATCTTACCGGATTGTAAGGATAATTCTTTATGCTCGAGAGTCCCAAGCATAATTAGTTCAGGAATCATTTCTTCAGATGGGGTGTGAAAAGTCTCATCCTCGTCATTCATTATTTCTCTGAGCAGCCGGCCCATACTAATTACCTTTTTTCATACGTTCAGTATTTGCCTTTATATCTTCAATATTAGCAAATGTTGCTGCTACATGAGCCAGGTTAAGAGCTGCCTGAGATAACCGCATTGAATCACCGGTATCTGACAGGTCACCAGTTCTTTTTACCATCTTCTTGATTGCGTCTTTAATTGTTGTTTCCATGGGTTCTACCTCCATTGATAATTGTTGTACCAGCTGAGAATGGGCAGCTGATTTACCCTACATTCATTCTTTCCATAGTCAAATATTTCATTCGTTCAAGCTGGCCTGCCAATTCATAGAGATTTTCACATCCAGTCCAGCAATGTTCATACTCACCACTGGCTAATTTAGAAACGGCCATAAATTCTTTTATTTCACCTGTTTCAGCCTGGGCTAGTAAAATACGAAGAGAATCAATCGCTTGCTGATTATATTTCTTATCACTATTTAAAACTCGAATAGTCATCACAGCTCTATCCTTTCATACAAACTCTCAAGGATATTGGTTATATCTCTGAGTTTCCTACGGCAGTCATCAATGCTGGAAGCTAATCCAGTACAATAACCAGGCTCCTTAGCACCATCTTCACAAGAAGGCGGAGCTGAAGATACAACTGAATTCAATCGATCTGATAATCTGTGCACGAGATTTTCATATCTATCAATCACATGATACAGATCAGCCATAGCTCTACCTACTTCTCGTACATCTCTTGGTGCTGTCTCACAACACTCATTCGAAGCCCTTCTTATCTCTGCCATTTTTTCCTCTCTTCCGTACATACATCCTCCGACCTTCTTGTATTTAAAACCACAAGAAAGAAACTACACTTCCTGTAAACTATTTACAAGAAAAAAGATTTCCTGTAAAATAATTACAAGAAGTGATTTTCAACTACCTGATATCATTAATGAAATCAGACGACTGAACACATATATATACAATCTACACCTCACAATTAAGCTTTTATTTTACCTTATCAGTCGAGAAGCTTTGGACTGCGACAAGCCTCGCTGTCGCTCGTTTGTCTTGTCCACGCTTCTCTCCTATAACCTGGAGAATATTTAGATAGGGGAGAGGGGAAGGTATTACCGATCCAATGGAATCATATAGAGAGTACGTTCATAAACTATTACATCATAATCAGTATTGTACATATGAATGGCATCAAAACTAGCTCCAAGCAGAAACAATTCTGATTTTAACTCATTAGGTAACTTACCAGCAATTTGTATGTTATCCACGCCGTAGTCATCCATAAGTTTCTTACGACTCTGCATAAAAAGATAATCATCTCTAGATAGGGTTGAGATAGACATAAGAATAGTATAAACATCTTGTAGCTCAGACGCAAGAAATAAATTAACCTTGGAAATTATATAATCTGGGTACAGAAGCAGTACTGTATGGCTTGAAGTCAAAACACCAAAGCCACCCCCCGGGTACTAAATAACTTTGGCCTCGAAAGTTCCATCCTCAAGTCAACACCCAAACCTTCCCTATATATGTGGATCGATTGAGATCCTACAACTACCAGACGTAGTGGCACTGGTAGCCAACGACCTGACTCCTCATGGAGCAGCCACCATTCCCTTGATCAAGGAGATCACCATGAACGCAACATCTAAACCCTCTGTATTCGCATGTATCGGCAGCGCATCTCGCGCACTCAACAACGCTTTCATAGCTGTTGAGAACATCACAGGTATCGCAGCTGATGCCTCTGTAGGACTGAGATCTCTATCTAACGAGATGATCTCACAGCAACTGGAAGAGGTACGCGCCGAGCGTAAATCCTTGCAGCTTGCATAGCACCTAAGCTCACTCTCCGGAGTGGGCTTAAGCTTTCCCTTAAGGCACACTTAAAAGCACACTTACAGGCACACCCAAAGGCACACCATCTAGATAGTATTCCAATGTAAGTTATAAATCTCGCACTGGTGGTAAAGGCTCAAACCTTTCTTATATATGTGGATATCCAATATCCTAATGTGAGGCTAACATGCCTCTTCGTGCAGCACTCCATGCGAGAGTGTTGAGTTGTAAGCGACTAGGCCATTGTGCCGGCTGTACAACTACTCTACCCTCACAGGCTTAGGTGAGCACTGTAGCAACCTCAGTAGATTAGTCACTACTGTTGTATCACGTTTGGCTGACTAGCCGACAGCTCACCTAGCTAGTGAGTCATTCACCAGAAGCGGAGTAGCTCTCCGTATCACTATTCTACTAACTAACAAAAGGAGAGTTCCATGACTAAAATGAAGCTGGTTGGCGTCAATGCCCTGAATGAGATCGTTAAACTTAGCAAAGAAGTTTATCTGTTCTCCGATATGGACGGTAAAGTGTCTGTCACTATTGAAGACTCTAGCACCGTCAAACTGGTCACTTCGAAAGGTGTATTCTTCCTGAAGAAACATCCTACCCTGAATATCTATCAGGGTGTGATGAAGTCCAGTGTACCTAAAGCCCGTGACTACAAATGTCACATCATCCTCAAGAAGGTAGTTGGTGAGCTCATCTACTGGCCACCAGCATCCAAATAGTTAACTCTAACAGGCGTCAGCAATGGCGCCTTACTCATTTCATAAGGAGATAGTATGAAGTCAATTATTTACACCGCTATATTCGCTATCGTTGGTTCAATCTACGCAGAGAGATATGCATCTCCAGATTATATGGAACTGAAGATTGCTATTATCTGCATACTCTTACCCATAGCCATCATGCTTGTAGCATTGGCTATCCATTGGTTCCATGACTTTATGGCTGACGGCTTCAGAGAGGCTGAAAGGAGAATGAAATCATGAGTTGCAAGAACTGCTGTTTAGCATCATTGTGTACCGGAGCTAAAGAGGGGACAGTGTGTGGATCATACTTCCCTAAACCCTAACGAAGCAGGTGCCTCTGTACGTCGTCTTTAGACTGCAGAGGCTACCATCACCTTAACCAAGAGGAGAAAGTCTCATGAGCAAGCTAACAGCCCTATTCATCTGTTGTCTATTAATAGTCAACATACTCACTGCTATCGCTCTTATAAAAGAGAGATCAGGAGATCACGAGCCCTGCACATGTGACTATTGTGTTGAGGCTTATTGGGAAGCCTTCAGGATTGGACATCCAGAGTTTCATACGCCAGCTATGAGAGATCATGTCTTTCATAAGCAATCACTAGAGGGGAGCTGATATGGAACAGGCACCTAACAATTATTCATGCGATGGATGTAAACATTCACAACAAAGAACTGCTATTTAAGCGCTTTGCAGATAGCACTATGGAAGCTATTCGAACAGCCCTTCTATTTCATAAAAGAGGTGACTACGCATCTGCATCTGCAGAACTTCGTAGTGCTGAATATCGTGCAACTCGTACCTATGAAGAGTTCATCAAGCTTCGTGATTTATTGAGTAAATAGCTCTGCTGTCCAACAAGACTGGAGTTTTTCCTATGCAGGAAAAACTCTTCCAGAGGGACAAGCCCTCTGGAACGTCTTGTCTGGACATAGACAAATAGATGGTCTATATTCTTTTTATTTAAAAGGAGATGACCATGGCTGAATCAAGACTAGGAGCACTTGTACAGAAAGTAATGAAACCGAGAATGATTGATCCAAATGATCCAAAGAAGAAGACTATTGATCCTCACGCAGTAGCTGCTAAGAATCCTCATAATGTTGACGCTGCTATCAATGTTATTAAGGACAGAAAGAAACTGATGGATGGTATCTAGTAATAATCTCATTCATCTCAGTATCACCAGGGAGCCATTCGGCTCCCTTTCTTTTAGTCAAAAAGCACACACTTAAAACCTCAAACCTTCTTGATATATTCGGAATCTAAATATCTCTGGAGGTAGTTATGAAAAGTTTTATGATTGCATTGGTTATCTGTTGTATGGCTGTAGCACCGGTATACGCTAAAGGCTCAGGCTCTGGTAAGAGTTCTGGTAAAAGCTATAGCAAGTCGTCCGGTAAGAGCTACAGTAAGGGCTCTGGTACATCCAGTGGTTCATTCTTCGGCGGTAGCAGTAAAGGCAAAAGCAAAAGCTCTTCCAGCAAATCCACCTATGCTGGTAAATCAGGCGGTTCATTCTTCAAATAATCTTACAGTATACGGAGGTAGCACCTTATGCCCTAATCAGCAGTTACCCACCAACTATCCTCGTAATACTCATTTCACTCTTAGCCCTCTTCGGAGGGCTTTGTCCTTTGTTTAAAGGCACACACTAAAGCCTAAACCTTTTTTATATATTCGGACTCTGTCCATATCTTGTAACACTATCAAGGAGAACTATCACCATGGCTAGACCAACCCTCGTCCCTGCAGCATCGAAAGTAACATCCGGTAAACCTGCTCTTGCAAAAGAGAAAACCAAAGTCCTTGCATTCGTCAACTGGGAGATTGTTGATGATGAAGGTAATGCTGTCCTGCGTAGCAACAGAGGCTTCTCTCTGCTTGATAACGAGTATCTGACCCTTGAAGACAAGGCTCTGATCCAGCTCGCTACCGAGAATGATGGTTCTGCTATGGTCAATGCTCGTCTTCGCATTGTCCTTCACCACGAAAAGCCTGCTCAGCTTGATATCAGTAAGATCACTGTAATCAAGAAAGCCGCTTAGTAGTCACCTCTTTCGACAGCTACTCTGAAAAGGGTAGCTGTCATATTTTCCACTAAAGGAGCAAATCTATGGCAATTCAGAAAGGTTATCAAAGTAATCTGGAAACTATTATTAAAGCGGCCAAGAATGGAGATCTAGCCCTTGTTGAGTGTACTGACAAGGTTACTGGTAATACAGTAATTGCGGTATGTGCAATAAGTTATGTTGATGGCGAATACATCATTTCGCCATTGGCTAAAATGTTTGATGGTAACCCATATGAAGAACTCAATCCACCTGAATAGGAGAAAGTCTATGGCGGAGAAGTTAACTAAAGCAGTGAATTATATAATTAAACTCAAAGCATTCGATGCTGGTTTGTCGTATTCCAATCCATTTAAGCTCAAGAGGTATGAGCGTAAGCAATTACAGAGATATGTTCATAGTCTCAACAAATTTATGAATTATATACAAGGAGAATGATATGCAACCAGAAATTAAATGGCTGATGAACTATTTTGACCATAACCCATTCATACAGGATATACAGGACACTGTTGAAACCTTGGATCAATGGTGTTACATGAGTCATCACTACGCCAGTAAGAACAAGAGACTGGCTGAATGGAGTCCTGAAGTAGAAGAGCTGTATGAGGTTGTCTATCATATGTTTGCTATGGCTCTGCTTCATCCGAATGGTATCACCTATCAGGCTATGATAGGCGCCATAGCTAATCATGTGAAGTGTGCTGATACTCTCGATAGAATCAAGACAGCCGCTGAAATGATAGCATTGGCTTACCAGTGTGAACTCATAGTCATTACCAAAACATCGGATAAGACTATGATGATTACTACCGATCATGTGCTCCGAGTACAGATCCCTCAGTTCATCAAGCACATGCCAGTGTTTGAAGAGCCAGAGCCTCTCACTAAATCTCAGATCCTTGGATCCAGATTTAAACAACATGAGGGTGATGTATGCGTTGATCATATCAATCGCATGAACAACATACCCTTGAGTCTTGAACTCAGGATCATCGAGAGCATGCCTGAAACTACCACCAACGTACATGAAACCCAAGAGCAGGTAGATGCTTGGGATACATTCGTGGAACACTCTAAGGGCATCTATGAGCTCATAGAACAACAGGGAAACCTCTTCTATCTTGAGCACTCCAATGATACTCGTGGACGCTGTTACGCCAGCGGTTACTGCGTGGGATACCAAGGAAGCTCATACAAAAAGGCTATCGTTCAGTTAGCCAATAAGGAGATCGTGAAATTATGATACATGAACAGGGATTGATCATGACTGAACTTGACGCTAATAAAGGTGTCTGGTGTGAGATATGCACTTTATCTAATAGAGGAAAACTGATCACCCTTACGTCTCGTAAAGCTGGTAGTGACTTCTATCAGCATATTTGCATTCCATGTGCGAGAGATTTATCTGCATGCTTACAGAAGTCCTTAATGGACTCATTACTTACAGGAGAATAATCATGACTAACTATATGACTAATTGACATTCGATCACCAATAGTGTATATATAAATAACTAATAAATTAAGGAGTTTATATGCCAAAAGTAATTACAGTAACTATTGGTGATCAGTTTAATGGATTGACCTATTTAGGTGACACACCCAGAAAGAAACAGAACTGTCGTGAAGCTCTGTTCCTTTGTAAATGCGGTAATAAAAAGGTCATGTTACTAGGAAATGTCAGATCAGGAAGAGTCTATTCATGTGGGTGCGATCAATTTAAAGATCAAACCATACATGGAGAGGCTCTCCAATCTGGATTATCCACCCTTTACAAACGCTGGAAATCGATGAATCAGAGGTGTAATAATCCCAAGTCGAAAGCGTATTCTCGGTATGGTGCAAGAGGAATCAGTATATGTCAAGAATGGTCAGAGTATGCTGTATTCGCTCAGTGGGCCCGACAAAATGGTTTTAACGAAGCATTAGAACTAGACCGTAAAAATAATGATTTAGGGTATTCACCTGATAATTGTCGTTGGGTTACCAAACCAGTTCAACAAGCTAATCGTAATAAAATGTCAAATACTAAATTCAATTTTATGGGTATCAATTGTATTGGGGAGAATAGATGGAGAGCAAGAATTTGTGTTAATTTTCAAAATATCCATCTTGGTATCTTCCCCACAGAGCATGCTGCTGTGACATACAGAAATCAATATATTTTAGATCATCAACTTCCACATAAAATACAGGAGCCTATATGATACGTTTTTCAGCGTTGGAATACATCAAAATAGATATAGCCAACCAATACGGACTTGATAAGAAGTCCTTCAAACAGCGCATAGCTTGGGTAGATTCGATTAAGGATCTGCATGCTAAGGTTGCCTATGCAGAGAAACCTGCTCAGTTCCTTGCCGGTGTATTAGCTCTTGAAGACGCTCTTGCAGGTAGGCCATCAGGTTTCCTTGTAGAGCTAGACGCATGTGCATCAGGCATATCCATCCTTGGCATCCTTACGGGCTGTCATGTAACCAGCTCCAATACTGGTGTTATTGGATCCAAGAGAATGGATATGTATGGAGAATGTACTAAAGCCATGAATGCCATGTTACCCAGTGATGTAACAGTTCCGAGAGCTGATGCTAAATCTGCTACGATGACCCATTATTATGGATCTGTAGCAACACCTAAGAGGATATTTGGTGAGGAAACCAATGAGCTTTATGCATTCTATAAGGCTCAAGAATTGGTAGCTCCTGGAGCATGCTTCCTTATGCAGGAACTCTTATCATCTTGGCAACCTAATGCCTTGGTTCACAGTCATACGCTACCTGATGGCTTCCAGGCTCGTGTACCGGTGTTACAGAAATGTAAGGCCAAGATCGAGATTGATGAACTGGATCATTCCACACTGACATATATTTATGAGGAGAATATTGGTTCAGAATTTGGTCTTGCGGTTGCCGCCAACATGGTTCACGCCACTGATGGATTTCTAGTAAGAGAGACTGTCAGACGCTGTAACTACGATCGTGCTCGATTACTTGAAGTAGACTGTATTTTGGGTCATGCCAGTAATAAACCATCCAATCCAATGATCTTACATCCAATTGAAGTCTCGGCAAGAGATCATGGATTCTTAAGTTTACGTGGAGTTGAATTCATTACAGAGAACAATGTACTTGAATTCTCGATTGGATACAGAATTGAACTCTCTGCATTAATCGATGAAACACTTACCCGTCCTTCATTCCCTGTATTAACTATCCATGACGCATTCAAGTGCCATCCGAATTACGTCAATGAAATGAGAGAGGTCTACAGGGATATCCTCGTAGAGCTTGCTGACAGCAACGTAGGCGTACAGATCATCAGAGAGGTAAGGAATGACCCTACCTTCAATTACACCAAAGCCTCGAACAATCTTGGTGACGAGATCATGAAATCAGAATACTTTTTGTCATAGAGTACTTTATGACTTGAATACTTTATGATAATGGTGTACCTTCTCTATGAGGGTACACCAAATTTTTTAGGAGACGCCATGACAAAACAATGTGCATGCTGTAAAAAAGACTTATCAATTGACAATTTTCATAAGTATTCCTTTGGGTTACTAGGATTACAAAACGAATGTAAAGAATGTCGAAAACGTTATCATCGCACATCAATAGGACTGGCAAAAGAGATGCTTCGACATCAGCGAGCGATATCTAAAAAGAGACAGTATACACCACCTACTTATACAGCCGAAGATCTCCATGTTTGGCTTATAGCGCAACCAGCATTCAATCAACTATTTAAAGCTTGGGAAATTTCTGATTATACAAAAGATATTAAACCATCTATTGATCGAATTAATGACCGAATAAGCTATCGACTGGATAATATCCAACTCAGTACTTCTAAACAGAACATTCAACGGTATAGCAATGATACGTTTAATGGCACCAATACAAAGCACAATCATGCTGTAGATATGCTAGATATGGATGGTAATTTTATTCAAAGATTTCACTCAGTTGCTGCGGCAGCAAGACATCTTGGAGTAACATGCAGAATAAATATCCATGATGTTTGTAATCAAAAGATACAACCACAAAAGAGACCTGACGGGACTTATAGAAATTACCTAAGAACTCATGCTTATGGCTATAAATGGCGTTACTCAACCATCCCAAACATCAATCATGAAATTCTTTCTTAAAGTTAACTACTGTCTATCCTTAATTGGGTAGGCAGTTAACTTTTTATACTCCAGCCTGACTTACAGCCTCCGGCTGTTGTTGCACAATTTCTTGTAGATATTTATACAGGAAAAGAGTACCTTCAAAACACCCCAAACATAACACATAACTTTGACGTTTTTGACCAAAAGGGCATAACACTACCCTGACACCTAACTGGTCAAAAAGAGTCAAACTCTACACGTATCTTAGATAGTCAAAAAGTTAACTTATAGGTTAACTACTGGAGAACTTATGAGTTTGTTTAGTTTAGTTGCAAAAGACCTTATAGCCAGGAAAATGAACTATGTAGAACTGTTATGTGATCATGAATGGACTGTAAAAGGTCAGCCATTAACTCCCAATACTTGGTATGAGTGCTCAAAATGTGGAAAACAAAAAGAGAGAGGGTAGTATGAATAAAGAACTTGTGGCTGCAGTAACGGCCTGTTGTTGCTTCGCCTTAATGCTGTTGATCATTATGATCCAAACAGTACTTCAAGCATTCTCCGGAGGATGAGATGAATAGGGAAATTACAGATTTTATGACCGCCCAAGATAGACTACGGAATATTATGGGCCATCCAACCTACCCATGCCGACGTTGTGATCTTTCACATAACACATTTAAGCAAGCCCGGGATTGCTGTTATAAACGTAGATTCTGGTACGAACATGAGGAGGAAACAAATGCAGTTAGGTCATGCCAGGTTACGAACCAATTGGACAGTTAGAGAGGTTAAAGCCAAAAGAAATAAATACGCAGATGGTAGAACTGAATTACTTGGTTTCCTCTGGTATGGAGCTGAACTGCCCAACGTCAATATTGAAAAAGTAAAAGGTCGATATATCGTTCACATTGGACGAAAAACCATAGACACTCACCTTACTATGCTCAGCGCCATTACATGCGGTGAATGGGAAACCAGGATCCGTCAAGGGTACTTCCCTAAAATCAATCCTTTCTAGGAGTAATTATGAAATATCCTGCTACCAAATTCGTTCATACACCCTCGGGTATAACAGCATGTTGTGATGACCATGCTACTAAACTGATAAATCTTATGTCATTCATGGGAGCTCATACAGTATGTACAGTTTTGGATCCTGAACAAGAATGTCAAAACTGTATCAATGAAGCTAAGAAACGAGGAGAGTGATGTTCGAAATCATACCTGGTGGAGCTAAGCTCTACAATGTAGTTCAGCTGGCTAAAACTATTGGCTGCAGAACTTCAGATCTACACCTGATCACCAAATTCATCAGTGCCTGGGTATGTGCATTTCATCCTCCAAGTATGGGGTGGTTTAATCCATGTAGCCCAGATACTAGTATCAAATACAGTGAATCAGAACACCCAGGCTACAGGAGAATGAGATGAAGAAAGTCAGATACCATTGGCCGACAGGAACTGAAGATGGAGATTATGACATCCTTCAGAAGTACATCGCTAAGTACGGTGAGCCCTTAGTCAAATATGAAATAATTGAGGTGGAAGATGGCAAAACAGAAACATCCATTCCATGCCCTGAATAAGAGAGAGCTATTGCATCTTATGGATTCAGGTGTTCATGACCTGGCTGGATTTAAAAGAACAGCCAAGTCTCAAGCAATCGATCGCAAGATGAATGCCATTCGTGGCTGGGGATCAGAGCCCTGCTGGGAATGTAGAGCTATTGCTCAGAAGCTGGATATCCCTGTCTTCATAAAAGAGGATCTATGATCACGCATACGAATTACATTGCCACCTATACAGTCATTCGTAGGGGAACCAAGTACATTCACTGTCGGCTCTACCGAAACAAAGGTAAGCTCATTATCGATCGGATTCTTATTAATGAGATATCCAAAGACTGGGCGCCAGGTGAGACATATACCATACGTTCACTTCATCACGATATGCCTGTACTAAAAGGGCATCGCACATACCATAACGTAATCATTGAACCACAGGAGATACTATCTCCTGAATAAGGAGATAGACGTGGCAAGTTATATTCAAATAACAACAAAGTGTAATCAAGCTTGCAATCACTGCGCTTTTGGTTGCCGGCCTGGTGTAGGTTCACATATGGATTGGGGAACATTTCTGGATACAATGAAATTTCTTCGAGATGATCAGTATTACACCTTTGGTGGTGGTGAACCATTAATGCATCCGAGAATCAAACAGATGATTGAACTAATCCTTGGTATGGATAATCAGGCATCTATCTGGTTTGCTACAAATGGATTGGCCACCAAGAAAGTCTGGGACATGATTGATTTTGCTAGTGAGATGAATGAAATATACAGCAGCTGGGCTGTGTCTATCGACTTAAGTATTGACTACTGGCATAAACGCCAGAAAACAGAAATTCGTGAGTTCTTCACTAAAAGAAATCAAATATCTAGCTCTCCATTTAAAACCAGGGATGTGTCTCAGGTACCACAAATCATGAATATCGGTCGAGCCAAGCGTAAAGGCTTAGGCATGGTTGATGAATGTTGTGGTGGTTTTATGATCAAACCTTGGGGAGATATTAGAGCATGCTCATGTCCTGATGCACCATTACTTGGACATGTTAGAGATGGGCATTTACACTACAACGGTAAAATAAACCCTAAGCATTTTAAACGAAGTTGGACAGAACCAACTGATGATTGGGAACAAGCTCTCGATTGGTCCGGTTGTTACAAGAATGCACTCATGCCTGAAAAAGGCCATAGAAATTTATGAACATCATCTTCAAAAACAAATCACTCCAGGTTGAGCCAACCGATATCATGCAAGATCGGTCTGGTAATTATCATACTGTCTATTTTGTAGACATGCTTAACGGAAAAAATGTCGCCAGTTTCAGATCCAGAGATCAAGCAATCATGTTCGCAATAAGAAATGAAGACAAATACAGGAGATAACCATGACACAGAAAGCTGATTTACATTTCACCGGTGGGGGATCTGATAAGGTCTATCATCTTCTACAGAACGGAGCAGATCTTCATGTTGCTTACGGCCGCCGCGGTTCTGGATTGAATATATCCAAACAAACACTTGCCAGCGAAGTAAAGGCTGCAACCGAATTCCAGAAGAAATTCATGGAAAAGCTCAACAAGGGTTACCAGATAGCTGATGGTATCAGCGGTAATATCTGGGGGCATAGAATTACTGTAGACCCAGGCTCCGGAGATACTACTGTAACGGCCATCATGAAAAATGATGTGCTGCTTAGTGTTACTGACACTTCTACCCGGCGTACGGAGAAAATCCCTTCCGGCTTTTTACCTCAGCTCCTCAACGAGATTTCTGAAGAAGAGGCTCAACAGTACATCAATGACGATGCTTGGGGAGCTCAAGAGAAGAAGAATGGTAGGCGCCATACAGTCTTAATTGATTTGGTAAATAAAGAGCCTCGGGCAGCCAATAAGCTTGGTTTCTTGATTCCTACATTTGTTACCTTCAGGAAACCGGTAGACAGTCTACAACTGGATGGTGAGGCTATCGGCAGCAAGCTGTATATCTTTGATATCCTCAGATATAACCAATACTCCTACAAGGACATCACTTACCGGCAGAGATTTAATGCATTGGTTAATTTCCATATTCAATATGGGAATGCCTCAACAGAGATTATTCCTCTCTATGAGGGAACCAGAGCTAAACAGAGACTCTGGGATAAGGTCAAAGCCAATGGTGGTGAGGGAGTTGTATTCAAACGACTGGATGCAATCCATAAGCCAGGAAGACCTAACCGCTTAGGTGATCAACTTAAAGTCATCTTCTGGCAGCATACACAGGCCCGGGTAGTCAGTATTACAGAGGGGAAACGAAGTGTCGCTCTGATCTGCTGGAATTCACAAGCGCATCATTGGGTTGATGTTGGTAATGTAACTATACCGGCTAACTATGATATGCCCCTGGTAGGAGATTATGTTGAGATCCGCTACAAGTATTACTATGAGGGTGGATCCTTATTTCAGCCTCAATATGAAGGTACAACTGATGTGGCTACAGATCTGGATACTGACTTCAACAAACTCCTACGGTTTACCGGGGAGGGTGAATGACACCTGAACAGAAAGCAATAATAGATGCCATGACTCAAGAAGAAATGGCTCGTATATGGCGGTTTGCTAAACCAGGTGAACCTTTGCTTCAAGGAGACACTGGTACATACTTCCGGGATTCTTTTATATCAAAAGGCTGGTTTACACCTGAGATTTCAAAAAGGATTGGGTGGCGTGATGGGATCCTCTAAACGATGGGGAGCACTAGCACCAGACAGTTGTAGAAAGAATCGAGTAGGTGAAATGTACTATGCCTGGACTGTAATCGGCCATTCCAACAAGAAAGGCTATGTTCTGGCTAAATGTCTCTGCGGTGTTGAAAAAGATATGTGGTACGCCTCTCTACGTGAGGGCAGATCCCGACATTGTGGATGTAAAATCCAATCAGTAGTTCCAGAGGAGTAATCGCCTCCGGCGAGTTTTGTACAAAAGGAGTATGTATGATTCAGAATCAAATTTTAAGAAAACAACAATCAACCCCACCAAGAGTACCACCAGGGTACAAAGCAATAAGAGTTTGTCATGGTGGATGTTATTTCACATGGGAATTTAAAAGGATAAGTGATGAACCAGAAAAGAGATAAGTTTCTAACTGAAGCTATGGGTGAATGCTGGCATGAATCAGGTCCAGGTCAAACTGATTGTAAACATTGTGGAAGAAACAACGATCCACGTTATTTTGATTTTGACGTGGAGAATCACACTTTTTCCTCATGGTCTGGTTTTGGAAAACTTTGGAGATGGTCTCAAACACAAGATTGGTGGAAACTTTTCGTTATGTCCCTTTGGTGTTTAGCTCCACCAGATGATGAATATTTTTTTGTACAAAATAATGTTTGTCTGCCCTCTGATTATATAAATCCAGATTGTTTTGCTAGTGAACTATACAAATATTTACATAAGGAGAAATTGAACAAATGAACGCAAAAGCTTTACAAGAAGCAGTAGTAGAAATTCTGGCAGCTGGTCTTGTACCTAATATTATTGGTTCACCTGGAATTGGTAAATCGGACATCCTACGATTCATAGCCAAACAGTTCAAACTTTGGGTTATCGATCTTCGACTGTCCCAGTGTGACCCAACGGATCTCTGCGGATTCCCTACGCATGACGGTGCTCGTATGGGCTATGCTCCGCCAGCTCACTTCCCTCTCCAGGGTCTGGACACACCACCACCAGGTTATGATGGCTGGTTGCTATTCTTGGATGAATTCCCATCAGCTCCTCTGGCCGTGCAAGCAGCCGCTTAACAACATAGGCATTCACAGGAGAAATCCTGGGTCTAAAGTTACCTAAAATGGGGAACTCTTATTATCTTGTAGACGCCTGTATTAGTTTATAGTACAGTACAAGCATAAAGACAATCCGTTACTAAATAGGAGAATTTATGACTGAAATTTGGAAAGATGTTAAAGACTTTACTGGTATGTACGAAGTATCAAATCTAGGAAATATTCGTAGCGTAACCAGACAAGTTTTATGTAGAAACAATTGTGTAAAAATGGTGAATGGTAAGATACTTCGACAACAAATAAATCGTCGTGGTTATTCTATAATTGGCTTGTCATTAGGTGATAATCCTAAAACATTTTCTGTTCATCAATTGGTTGCTACAGCATTTATACCAAATTTTTGTCAAAGTACTGAATTGAATCATATTGATGGTAACAAGCAAAACAATGCTGCCACCAATTTAGAAATATCCAATGGTTCTCATAATCAGTTACATGCAGTAAGAACTGGTTTAAAAACTAAGATGGGTAAATCGAGATTTAATAATGTAACTTACGTGAAAAATCCAAAAGCGTGTAAACGATGGGCTGCATCTATCAGACATGATGGAAAAAGTTCTTATGGATGGAAAACTTTCCATACAGAAGAAGAAGCTGCCCATTATGTCGATACTCTTTTAGATAATATAAATGATACTTCACGTAATCGTAATTTTCCTTAAATGTCCAACGACTATCCCGAAAGGGAGTAGGGCCAAGTGGCTCGAAACGGTAACCCTCTTAACAGATGCGCTGAAGAGGTTGATATAGTCTGCTCTGCATAGAAATATGTAGCTGCACGTAATGGTGCGAATTGAGAATAACGACCTCAATTGAACATAAGGTATAAATTAGTATTAGACAGAATGGTAGGTGTCCACCATCTACATAAGAATGTAGCGATAGTCTGCGCTGGCAACAAAGCTTCAGATGGCGCCATAGTCAATCGCATGAGCACAGCTATGCAATCACGCTTGGTTCATCTTGAACTCGATGTTGATGCGCGCCTCTGGATTGAGTGGGCTACCGGTAACGGAATCGATCACCGAATCGTCAGCTATATGGAAGGCCGACCTGAACATCTTCACAACTTTGATCCAAATCATAATGACTCTACCTTTGCATGCCCCAGGACTTGGGAATTTGCCTCTAAGCTGATCAAGGGGAAAGATGTAACTCCAGGTCTTCTCGACATTCTCATCGGTACCTTGTCAGCCGGCATAGCTCACGAGTTCAATGCATACCTGAGCTACTGCTCTTCACTGCCAAATATTAATGACATCAAAAGAGATCCTACAGGAATGACCATACCTGAAGATCCAGCTCTGCTTTATGCACTATCCCACATGGTTGCGTCATATATCGACGAGGCGGGTGCTGATGCTCTGATGAAGTACATACAGAGGCTCCCACTTGAATTCGGTACCACATCGATTCGTGCAGCTCTCAAGCGTAAGAAAGAACTTCTTCAAGTTCCTGCGATTAGAGACTGGGCACATGCGGTTGCCTCCGAGATTTTTTAAATAAACTTTAATAAAGGGGTGTGTCATAGGAATGGATGTTTGGGTAGTAGGTGTAAAAGAGTTGAAACTTCTTGAGAATGACAACTTTGAGATTTGTCCTAGTGTGGATACATGTGACAAAGAAAACATGGTCGATATTCCTACCATAATTGACAGCAAATATGAGGTTATTATTAAGGTAGAAGACATACCTAAAGATGCCACTCATTTGATCTGTTACTATTCCTAGCCGGCTGCCGTAGGTATTTTCGAGCGAAGAATTAAAGTACCCGAGCTTCCAGCGACGGTACTTTAATTATGAGTGAGGAAATCCCGTAGGCAGCAAGGCGATAAACCAAATCAAATAACCAAGGAGAAACAAATGAAATTGAATAAAACAGAACTGGTTGCATTGTCTGCTCGTATCATATCTGAACTGAAGGAGGCTGCTGAGAGTAAACAGAAAGAACTGGATATAATCCAGGATGAGCAGAATAAACCTGCAGCTGTATTGGCCATCAAAGCTGTTAAAACTATGAACAATGCCCTTCGTGAGTATATTGCTCGCAAGCATACTGATCTGACCAAGCTGACAGTAAGTGATATTACCAGGTCAATGCGTAAGAATCAGACTGAAGTAAATGTTCCTTACCGGTATGACAATGAGATCTTCAATGCTCTGGTCATAGCACAGATGGACAGCCCGGATGTCGTCTCTCTCATCGAGAAAGTCAAAGCATCATTCATCAAAATCTAACCAAGGAAGTACCAGTATGGAATGTTGTGGCAGAGAAATGAGTAACTTCAGTTATTACCGAAAATCAGAGGAACCTAAAGTTCCTCATTTTTACTGTCTTAAATGTGGCAGCCATCATCATGATGGAATCAATTACACCAAGGAAGAGTGGTTCTTCTATATCAATGAAAAGACATATGAAGAGTATATTGAAACACTTAGATTGAACCAAGAAGAAAATGATCTGATGCAGTCAATTCATGCACATGAAATTATCAACCATAGTAATCCAGAAGGAGAACTAAAATGAGTCATTCACCAGGACCATGGAAACGTAAAGATTGGTCGTCTGGGGGAGTATTAAATTCTGAAGGAAGATTCATTGCAGCAGCATATACTCCAGATGATGCTCGTTTAATCGCTGCAGCTCCGGATCTTCTTGAAGCGTTGGAACAGACTGTATTACATATGCAAGCAACAGCTGATTTAGCAATAAATACTTATGGAGAAGTAGGTGGTAAATGGCAGAAAGCTATTGATGATGCAAATTCAGCTATTGCTAAAGCTAAAGGAAACCAATCATGAAATGTACTTGTGGAAATAAGATTCCAAAGGACAAGGCAAAATGTGCTCGATGTGGTAAAACTCGTAAAGAGTTAAAAGCGGCCTCCGGCCACTGATTTGATTTATTCAAAGCGATACTTTATAGGAGAATTCATGTCAATACTCACAGACGCAACAGATGCTTTAAAAATAGCTAAAATTACTATGATGATGATGAAATCGACTGTATATTACACGACTATTCTTTTCTCTCTCAAACAAGCAATCACTGAGGACTGTCCTACAGCTGCGACTGATGGCAGATCCCTTCTTATAAATCCGAACTTCTTTAATGACCTTACACCCAATGAACGGATCGGTCTTCTTGCACATGAGGTTCTTCATGTAGCTTTTGACCATATGCATCGAATCGGTACCAGAGATCCACAATGGTGGAATATTGCCGCTGACTATGTTATAAATGGGTTCTTGTCTAAAGCCAAATACTCGTTACCTAAAGGTGGTCTGATAGACGCCAAGTATGATGGAATGACTACCGAAGCAGTCTATGACATCCTGGTTAAAAAGAACGAGCAGGAGAAAGCCAATATCCTAGCCAAGTGCGGTTCCAATCCAATGAATGGTGGCGATGTATCATATCCGGATCAGGCTGCATCAGGGACAGATCCTGTAACTCAGGATGAGGTAACTACGATCATACTGCGCGCTGCCACTCAAGCAAAGATGGCCAAGCAGGAACCAGGGAGCATCCCGGGAGAAGTAGAGATCGAGTTGGCAAATACTCTTAATCCGCCACTCCCCTGGCATGTGATTCTCCAGAACTACCTGACCGATTTCGCCAAGGATGACTATTCATTTCGTCGTCCAAACAAAAGATTCCTGCCGGCTCACTATATGCCGGTGGCTCACTCAGAAGCATTGCCTCATATAGCTATTGCTGTTGACTCATCCAGCTCCGTATCTGACGATGAATTCAACGTGTTCATTTCCAAGATCGCTGAGATCCAACAGTCTATGCATCCAAAGAAGATAACTGTCATCGACTTCAATACTGTCCTGAAGAGTACACAGGAATTGAGAGATGATCAGAACCCGTTCAAGGAATTGAAGTTTGTTGGCCGTGGAGGAACAAGGATCCAACCAGTTCATGATTGGGTAGCAGAACATCGGCCAACTCTGATTCTGGTATTCACTGATGGTGAGTTCACCAAAACCAAACCAGTAAATCCGAATATCCCAATCCTATGGATTATCCATGATGATCCAAAATGGACATGTGATCATGGAAGAACCATTCACTACAACATCAAAAAGAAATAGAGGAAACCATGAAACCCATAAAACGATTATCAGAGCTTACCTTTCAGGAGCTTATTACCATATCCTATAATTCAGAAGAGTACCGTCAAATCATCGACCTAGAGTGTGCTCATGCCGGCGTCAGTTTGCTTCCAGATCATCCAGGATCAAAACCTGACGCAGCTGGTAGTAAACCTGATGCAATGTTGTATAAGGTTGGCAACTGGGGATTTAGAACAGTCACCGATGCCCAGGATGTTATTGATGCCATGGTCTGTAAAGGGATCTATGCTGTAGAAAGCTCTAGTAGCGTTCAGGTAATGAAACCAATGGAACGAGATGGATACTATTGGCCAGAGATAAAAAGCATTCCTGCGTACACTCCTGAAGCATTTGCTTTGATAAAAGATGACGTAGGGCGCACAGCTAAATTGCTAGCCGACTGGAAAGAAAAAGATTCAGAGTACCAGTCTGTTCTTAAAGAACGCCAGTCCATTATCACTGAATTTGAAACCAAAAAGCAATATGCCAATGAAGTTCTTACCGGCATAGCTAAGATAAGAGATAACCTTAAACGGTATCTGACTTTGGCTCAAGGATCATATCCTATTGCCATTACGTTTCTGCATGAAGCTGACAAACATGGAACTATCCGTGTGAGCGAGGATGATACTGTTTATTTTCTGTGCTCCAATGGTGAAGAGCATTTGGTTATAACCAGAGAGCAACATCAAAAAGAAAGTATGGGTGACCTCCTTGGTACACCTGTTTAAATAACGGGGGGTACACCATGGCTAAAACAATTACCAATGCGGAAATAGATACTGTCGTGAGCTATATGACCATCAGCTTTGATTATAGCTTCAATATAATCTTACCTTACAAAGATGGTGTAGCTTTACTCGCCTGTCTGGAAAGAGCCGAAGCCATAGATAAAAAGTATTCTGGAACTCCTATTAAATTCATTGATAAGGTGCCTGAATTAGATGTTTGCACCATTTCTCAAAAAGAATATCGTGAACAAAAAATGATTAAACTACTGGGAGTACATGATGACGAACCAAAATCTTTCTAAAATAATACTCACCCAGGATCAACAGAAAGCCAATAATGCTTTTCTGGATTTCTTGGTTAGCGATGAGAACTTCCTGGTCATACAGGGAGCAGCAGGTACTGGCAAGAGTTTCTTGATCAAGTACCTACTCGAGACTTTCTATGCCAAGTATAAAGCCTACTGCCTTCTGCTCCAGAAAGAAGTGAAAGAGTTTGATATCAAGATCACAGCGACTACCAATAAGGCTGTCAATGTGATCGATGATTTCCTTTCAGATCTGATGGCTATGCGTTCAGATATCCAGCTCAATACGATCTACTCACTGCTAGGTCTCAAGGTCACCAATGATTATAAGACCGGTAAAACCAATCTGACATTTACCAATGGCGGTGTGACTCCTCTATCGGTATTCGACAATGTTATACCACTGGTCTTTGTTGACGAAGCTTCCTTCATCAGTGAAGAGTTGCACGAGATTATCTGCAGTACCCTGACCAATAATCCTCGAACCAAGATTGTCTACATAGGGGACAAATATCAGTTGGCACCGGTAGGACAGAGTTTCTCTGCTATGGATGCGTTAAATTGTACGAAGGTATCCCTGGATGAAATTGTCCGTAATGCTGGTCATATTCTGGCTACAGGAACTCAGTTCAGACGGACAGTTGAGACTGGTAAATTTCAACCGATCCAATTTAATAATCATGATGTCATTCATGTCAAGGGGCCTACCTTTCAAACTATGATCGAATCATCATTCAAACACCCTCACTGGGATACCTCTACCAGCAAGGTTCTGGCCTGGACAAATGAAAGAGTTCAGGAATACAACAACCATATCAGACAGGCTTTAAATTTACCTCTTGGATTCGAAGTTGGTGAGGTTGTAGTCACCAATGAATTCATCAAGGAAAATGGCAGCTATACAAGGTCTGTAGACTCCGAAGTAACCATCACTCATATCAACCCTCAACCTACAGTTGTGTATGGAGTCCTCGGTCGTATGATCGAGATAGACGACACCTATGTAAGCTTCATGCCTGATAACTTTCAGGACGCAAAGGATCTGATGAAAGACCTGGCTGCTAAAGCCAAGGATGATAAAACCTTGTGGAAGAAATTCTTCGAGATCAAGGAGAACTGGTTCGATCTCAGAGCCGTGTACTCAAGTTCTATCCATAAATCACAGGGAAGTACTTACGAAACAGTATTCTTGGATCTGGCCGATATTGGTAGGAACTGGAGTGCGACTGACGTAGCCAGATTGATTTATGTAGGCGTAACCCGGGCAGCCAAACAAGTGGTCTGCTACGGATATCTTCCGGATCGGTATTGCTACTGATCCAATAGGAGAAGGGCAATGTCCGAAACAATAAATTCACTCAGAGAGATGGCTCATCAGCAGTTAATGAATGAGTCCTTTCGTTACATCCAACAGGTGGAAACTGAAGGCTTGAAAGAATTGGCTATCAGGAATGGTATCATCCGTAAAACCAGTGCTAAGCACTTCTTTTATCTGGGTGAGATTCATCCTCAAGAACCAGTGACTGCAGCTCCCATGAATAATGCAAATGCACCACCACTTCATTACTCACTGTATGAAGACTACGATAATATCATGAAACGTAGTGGTGACTCTGGGATTATTGATGTCTCCAACTACTTTCGTGCAGTACTTAGCTACTCTAATAATGGTATTGTCCTGGATGCACTCTTACCGTCTATTTTGGTAAACCATCTGAAAGAGTTCTTCACTGACATAGAATATGATTTTATCAATTACGGTGGAGCCTTATCTGAACGCCCATCAATGGATGAAACTAAAAAGAACATTGAAGATATCATCCAACACTACAAAGGGGCCATAGCCATCTTACGAGAGATGCTGATGAATAAGTTACTTCTGCTCTCGAGGTGACATATGGATCCCACACCTGAAGAAAATGCTTGCACTCACTGTGAGGTATGTGGTTTAACCATAACCCCGGGTCAACGTACCTGTCCCCGCTGTTTTGCCTGTACCAGTTGTAACTACCATTCAAATAAAGGTGCTCTATGACAATCAATATCGCAACAGATAACTCTTGGGTGTTTTTCATAGTAGGTGCTCTTATCGGCTATGTCCTTGGTTTACTATTCTATAAGCCACAGACATCCAAAGGTAAATATGGCGTAACAGAAATCACTTCAGCTGACCTGGCAAAGGTTATGCGTAAGGGGAAATAATGGCCAGCACAAGAGAAGTTGTCTGGAAACAGCATTACTCTCTTGGGGAACAGATAGCAGCTGAACTGGAAGCATATGAATCTTTTTCCCATATCGGAAGAGTAGTCGGTTTAAGTAAACAGGGTGCTCGTATGGAAACTATGAAAGCTCTTGGTAAATTCGTACAAAGAATGCGTGAAATAAATGGAGTAATGCAATGAACCACCGAGACCTCTCCTTCCCCATGACCAAGCAGGATGCCTACCAAATGAGCTTATTGGCTCATCTGGAGATCTGTTGCAACATTATGATCGCTTTGGCTGTACCAAATAGTCGGCGTCATAACTTACTCAAAAAGATCCAAAGTCAGTTCGAACATATCGATAATACTTATCGAGGCTATCTACCAGAGGACTGGATCATAGCCTCAAGAGAATTTGAACTACGTATGCAAGAACAGCTCAAAGAGTTACTTGAGCGCCTTCAAGAAGGTAAACCAGTTGTTGAGCCACAAGCTCCACAAGCTCCTATTAAGGAGAAAATAAAAGAAGTTAAATCAGGAGGATGTATGAAAGAGCAGTTGGATATCATCGAGAAGTTGATTGACAATTTCAAGGTGGACGCAGCAAAACAGTTGGCTGGTAATAAGTCAGCCGGCGTACGCGCACGTAAAGGATCTCTTGAGCTTGCTCGTCAACTCAAAGCTTTCCGTGCTTTGTCCGTAGCAGCAGCCTAGCCATGGAATGTACTCCGGAGGCAAGGTCATTCGTCGCCCAGCATGTCGGTGTATTTATTAAACGACACTGGAGAAAACTCAATCAGGTATTCCCGGCTCCTGAGCTGGAAACCACAATCAAAGAGTCAGGTAATACTGAACTCCTCGAAGCCGTAGCTTATCTGGATAATCTGGATGCAGAGCTAAACGCTTTGGAAAAGATGCGCGATGAAGCCATACAGGATTTTAAAAATGCATTTGGGGAGACTGTTGACAGTCTCATGTGCGATGCCTGTACAGAACACAGTAAGCTTCTAGAAGAAAAACAGACCGCATTCGAATATAAGGTTCGAACTGCCATTGGTCTTGTTGAACTCGTCAGCCCCAAAAAGGCTTACGAAGTATTGGAATCCTGCCGGTCGCAGATCGAGGATCTCGGCAAATAGTTTTACGGTCCCCATCCGTAAAGGAGCCGTTCCAAGCCTAAAGTGGGGATAGGATCTTGGCCCAAACCTGTAGGAGTAAACGCGGCATGAGAACGCCTGGAGCCAGTAGCAGGAATAACGGCGTGACCTCTGGGAGAGTCCAGATACATATGGGATTTTAAAGGCAGACGCCCATTCAATAATTTGAAACCTTCAAGCCGGGTGAAAAGCCTGGCGCCAATAGAAACTACAGAGCTACAAGTACCCGTGCTGGGAGCGTAAGGGATAATTAGGAGTAGGCACAACCCAACCTCTTTATAGCTTGTAATCTGTTAACATCGGAGTCTTTATGCCAACCATCGGAGATATGCTCAAACAGAACTACAATTATGTGTTCCCTTTTGGTAAACATAAATATGAATCCGTTACAGAAGTCCTTGAGGAAGATCCTGGATATATTCTTTGGGCTGCTGATAATATTGATTCATTCAATCCTACAGAAGAAATTCTTCAAGAAGCATTAGATTTAAACCAAGATCAGAAAGATCGATACAAACCTTATTAATCAGGAGCCTCTATGCAACACGCAATCTATGGGGCTGATCCAACTTCTGCTTCAGTCGCAATACTCGTCAAAGAAACCAGTTTCAATAGTGAGAAAATTAAGACTGCTTATATCGATCCTCTTGGAGCTAATCCTGCTGGCTTTATCGCCTACAGCCTCTGGTATGACGACAATGACAAATGCCCAGCAGCACTGGCTAAAGAACATCTTCAGACAGTTTTGTGTTCAACCCTGACGCTTGGCATCAAGACTATTCTGGTTACTGACGCAAAGTACTTTAAGTACCTGACCGGTAAGCAGAAGACAGCTACTGATCTTATTGGATACGCTGTCAAGTCTGGACTCCAGGGATATGAAAACAAATTCGATGTTTTCTACGCTCCTAATTACAACGCGGCTAAGTACAATCCCCATACAGATAAGGAAATGAGCAATGCTCTAGGCTATCTCAAACAGTTCCTTTCTGGGACCTACGAAGCCCCAGGATCCAATGTAATTCACTCGGCTCAGTATCCTATGACTTTAGGAGAGATTGCTACTGCACTGGAATTCTTGCACACCAAGCCTGCACTTACAGTTGACATCGAAGCTAGAGGTCTGGACTTCTGGACATGTGGTATTGCCACAATCGCTTTTGCTTGGGACAAGCATAACTTTATTTCATTCCCTGTTGATCGTGGATCCTTTCCAAGCACAGATCTGGTGATTAATCAGCCGTTCAATTCATATGTAAAACATATGCTGATGCTCTTCTTCGAGAACTATAAAGGTAAACTCATTCCTCATAATGGAGGATATGATTTCAAGGTTCTGACGTATGAGCTCTGGATGAAGAATCTCCAGGATTATGTAGGTATGATCCAAGGAATCAAAGCTCTCACCAGAGACTTCGATGACACCAAGCTGATCACCTATCTGGCTACCAATAATGCCGTAGAGAATGTCCTTAAGCTTAAAGTTTTATCTGCGGATTACTTAGGTAATTATGCTGAAGAAGATATAGGCGATACAGATAAGATCCCTTTGGATAGGCTACTGGAGTATAACGGTAAAGACTGCTTAGCGGGCTGGCATGTCTATAACAAATACCATTCAGTCATGGTCAAGCAGGATCAACTAAAAATCTATGAAGAGCTGTTCAAGCCTTCCCTGATTACCTTACTTCAAACTGAATTGGTAGGCATGCCTATCTTTCCTGATGAAGTAGCCCGGGTAAAGAAAACTCTGACTGATCTACGAAGTGGATACCAAGCTAAACTGGATAATTCCAAACTGATCATGGAATGTCAATTAGAGGTTAAAGCTAAAAAGTGTGAGGAGTTTACTGCAGCGGCCAAGAAGAAAGTCTTTAATATGGATGATCCTAGAATTACGAGACTTGGATTTAATCCGAACAGTGGTCAACAGGTAGCTAACCTTTTGTATAATTACCTGAAGTTTCCAATCATAGATACCACTGATACTGGTCAGCCGGCCACTGGTGGAGACACTCTTGAAAAGCTTCTTCACCACACTCAAAACCTGGAATACATTGCTATCATCAAATCCTTGATAGGCTTGGCTCAGGTAGATAAGATACTTACATCATTCATACCTGCTTTCGAAAAGGCAGTACAGATGCCTGATGGAAGCTGGAGACTGTATGGTAACTTCAACCTCGGAGGCACTGTATCAGGAAGGTTATCATGTGTAGCTCCATGGACTCCTATTATTACCAATCGTGGAGAAATACCCATTTACCAAGTTAAAATTGGTGACTACGTATATACCCATAAAGGTAATTGGAAACCTGTGATTAATACCATTTACAAGGGCTTAGATTACATGGTTAATATCAGATTGTGTAATGGGAAGATTTTCACTTGCACAACTGACCATAAAGTGTTATTGTCTTCTGGAGAATGGAAAACAATAAAGGAGATCCTCAATGTCAATATCCAAAGCATGGGTAACCAATCCAATAAATGTAACAGCAACTCTACATCTTTACCGGTCATTAAAAAATGGGATGACTATGGAAAATATTGCTACAGCATTAGCAACCACTCTGCACAATATTTCTCATGTGTTGAGAACGAATATGTCCAAAGACGAACTTGCTGCAATAAAAGCAGTAAAATACTCGGCCTCAAAAACAGGAGACAAAAACCCTATCAAGGGAAGGTTCAAAGAACAGCACCCAAATTGGAAAGGAGAGTGTTCAGACTGCAAAGGCTATCTGACTATACTCTTCAACGACAAAAGAGTTTTTGTTCATCAAGCAGTAATGATGGAACATCTGGGACTACTTCAGTTACCGGACAACATGATCGTGCATCATATCGACAACAATCCGTTGAACAATGCATTAGACAATCTTGCATTGACTACCAATTCAGGACACAAAACACTTCATTATTTGCAGGCGCAGGACAGCCTGGAATTGAAATCAAGGAAATCAACTATTGCGGAAGCACTCCTGTATATGACCTGACAGTAGCTGATGATGAAAGCTATTTATCATGTGGCTTTTATTCTCATAATAGTTCAAATCCAAACTTGCAAAATTTACCTGCGACCTCGATCTGGGGCAAATTTATCAAAAGTTGCTTCGGTTGTATTACAGGATGGCTCTTTGGAGGAGCTGACTTCAATTCTCTCGAAGATATGGTTGCAGCTCTGACTACCAGAGACACCAACAAGATGGCAGTTTACCTTGATGGTTTCGACGGCCATTCCATCAGAGCTTATAGTTACTTTAAAGACGATATGCCTGATCTGCAACAAGCAGTAACAGCAGGTAGAAAATTTAAAATAACACTTGATGGACAAACTAATATACTTACTGCGGATACGATGGTACTATGCCCTGACGGTAATCAACGACCAATAGGGGAGTATTATGACAAACACAGAGTTGCATGAGTATTTTCACTATGATGAGATAGAAGGAAAACTCATCTGGAAGAAGCAATCAGGTAAATGCAAAATTGGAGAAGAAGCCGGTTATATTAGTTCTGATGGTTATCGATACTTTGGTTTTAAAGGTAAAACCTTAAAAACTCATCGAGCAATCTACCTAATGAAAACCGGTATACTACCTAAATTTGTAGATCATGAAGATCAGAATAGATTAAATAATAAATGGGGCAACTTAAGAGATGCCACTATGACAGATAATAATCGAAACTGTGGGCTACAAAAGAACAATCAGTCAGGTGTTGTTGGTGTGTCCTGGTCAGCATCACGTAAAAAGTGGGTGGCTATGATTTGGCACGAATCTAAACCAATTCCACTTGGCCGTTTCCTTGATAAACAAGAGGCTATTAAAGCCAGAAAAGACGCTGAAATTTTTTATGGTTACCATCCAAATCATGGGAGAGGTGATGTTTAAATTAACTGGTAATGAAATGATTGAAGAAATTGATAATGGCTTACGACCAGAGATCATCAACAGCATCAAAGACAAATATCCAAAGCAACGTCAAGACTCTAAGGCCCCTACATTCCTGCTTACCTACCAGGGAACCTTCCATGGCCTGATGAATAATCTTGGTCTGGATAAGGATTCAGCTCTTAAGATTGAATCGAATTATCATGAGCTCTATAAGGAAGCTGATGATTGGGTAGCTGCACGGTTACAGCAGGCAACGATTGATGGATACGTCACAGGAGCCTTCGGATTGAGGCTCAGGACGCTTTTACTGCTGATGAATGGTCCAGGTAAGCTTGGATACAAGGCAGCCGCTGAAGGCCGTACAGCTGGTAATATGATGGGTCAGTCTTATGGTCTACTGAACTCCCGGGCAGCCAATGAATTCAGGGAAAGGGTATGGGCTTCTCCATACATTTATGACATCTTTCTCTGTGCCCAAATTCATGACTCAATTTACTTGTTTTTTAAGAACACTGCTGGTATAACTAAGTGGGTAAATGATAATTTGATTGATTGTATGAAGTGGGATGGTCTTGTTGAATTGCAACATCCGACAGTAAAACTTGGTGCGAATCTGGATATTTATTATCCAGACTGGAGTAAAGCCTGTACATTACCTAACTACATCAGTATAGAACAAATACTTGAAAGGACTGTTAAACATGAAGAGAAATTGCAAAAGGTGCCTTAAATTAAAACTACTTACAGAGTTTTCACGCGCACCCAGCAATAAAGATGGACACAGTTTGGTATGTAAATCCTGTGTTGCTGAGCATGTTAAAAAATACTATAAAACTGTCCCAGGTATTATTTCAAATATATACAACGGTGAAATAACTGCTTCAGTGCAAAGAGGGCATAAACCACCAACGTACACTAAACAAGAATTGTCTGATTGGCTACATGCCAACGGGCTAATCAGACTGTTTAATAATTGGGAGTTAAGTGGTTATGTTAAAAATTTAAGACCTTCAGTGGATAGAATAAATTCTACTGAAGGCTACTCTTTCACAAATATTCGATTAGTCACTTGGAAAGAAAATAATGATGCAGCTTATGAAGAACGAAAAAGCTGTAAACGTGTAACTAGACAATGCCAAAAAATCGTACAATTAACACTATCTGGCGAATATATGAAGACACACTTATCTATTTCTAAAGCTGCCAGAGATACAGGATTTTGTAGAACAAATATAAATTACGCCTGTAAAGGCGGCAGACCTGAAGCTCATGGATTTGTCTGGCAATACGCCTAATAAAGTTATGGAGATCAAATGGCACACAATTTCTTCGATACAATGGAAAAAGTTTCCGGCATACCCAAAGAAGAACAGATGGGTATTCTGGACGAGGTCAAAACGAATATACAATCTTTAAACAGTTGTGTAAAACCGCATGATTTTAAAGTTGTAGATGAAGAAAAACTATTCTCCAAATACAAGTGCATCAAGTGCGGTGGCACCGTTGATCATATGCAAGCAATGTGGTATCAGCGAGGGCTCAAGGATGCTACCGATTTATGTAATGATCAGATAGCTGGATGTCTTATATGATAACTGAAGCACAACGCCTGCAGATGTTATCCATTCTTGCCCACACAACCACCAATTCAGATGAAGTCCTCAAGAAAGCCAAAGAGCTGTATGGTATTGAACTTACCAAACAGCAACTTGACGATTACATCAATAACCTTAGAAAAGTGCGAGGAAGATGATATGGAGCATGTTGCTACGCTATCTTCCCCTCTCTTGGTTTATCTCCCACGCAAAACCATGAATGATAAATCCTGGATCCTCAACCTGAACACGTACAGAAATACAAATCGGTTTACTCTGAACGATGTCAAAATTCTTTACAAGGGTATGATGCAAGAGCAAATAGCCAAGCTTCCAGAATTATCGAAGGTAGCTGTACGATTTATCTTATTCCCTAAATCTGCCAGAAAGACTGATACTCCCAACGTCTGTTCCATTCATGATAAGTTCTTTATGGATGCACTGGTCGAAGCCAAGAAACTTCCTGATGACACTTTTGAACACTATGTAGAAACCGGATACAAATTCGGCGGGATTGACAGACATAATCCTCGAGTAGCAATAGAAATTTATTCTGTAAAATGAGTTCCACTGCCTCCGGCAGTTAGTTTACCTCCCACATCTGGATACGCCAGGTGTGGTTTTTCTGTCACTTGAAAAGGAGATTTATGAAGCTGACAAATAACACCAAGATCGGATTATCCATGGCAGTATTCCTAGCTACAGATAGCTATGACTACGACCCAAGACCAAATGCTATATCGGCAACCAGGTTGTTGAAATCTCCTAGACAAGTCATTCTGTCAAGTCGAGCTGAAACCAAGGATATGTCAATCGATATCAGCGACCTGGTTGCATCCAGTTTCGGATCCTCGATTCATGACAGCATTGAACGCTGCTGGGAACAGAGAAGATACATTCCTGCACTGATGAAACTTGGATACTCTGAAAAGACTATTCAAAGAATCAGAGTTAATCCAACTCCGGAAGATCTCAAATCAGTACCAGATATTATCCCTGTTTATATCGAGCAGAGAGCTGAAAAGCCACTTGATGGTTTTGTCGTTGTGGGTAAGTTCGACTTTGTTGGTGACGGAGAGCTGGAAGATCATAAGACCACCGGTGTCTACGCCTACATGAAGAACAGCAATAACGAAAAGTATAAGATCCAGGGATCTATCTATCGTTGGCTCAATCCGGATATCATCACCAGTGATCGTATGCTGGTCAACTACACATTCACTGACTGGTCAAAGCTCAGATCGAAGATCGAGATCAACAAGGGCTACCCACCACATCGTATGATGACTGTGCCCATAGCTCTGATGTCTCTAAAAGAAACAGAGCAGTGGATCTCTGGTCAGCTGAGAGTCATCGCTGCCAATCTCAAGAAAGATGAACAAGATCTGCCACCTTGTACCAAGGAAGAACTCTGGCAAGATCCTACTGTCTACAAATACTATAAGAATCCCGCCTCAAAAGATCGTTCAACCAAGAACTTCGACAGTTTTGCTGAAGCTCAAACTCGTCTGTTGAAAGATGGCAGTACCGGCTGTATCGATATTGTTAAAGGTATGGCCAAAGCCTGTAATTATTGTGCTGCTATCAACATTTGTTCGCAAGCCCAACAGTTAATTGCTGACGGATTACTGGAGATCTAACATGAAAGAGCTGTTTGATACGCTTCCATCTCAAACATTCTTTACACCAACAGCCCAAGGATTAATCTGGCTGGAAAGTAAACTTAAAGGGTTAAAGATTGTAGAGCTTGGGGGCCGGTACTGGATTACTGGCATCAAAGCTTCAAAAGACCATTCCACAGTACATGCCGATTGATCTGTATTATCGAGATAAGGCCCACACCGAAATCTATATTATTGATGCTGAACATGTTAATTTTAAGGACTTCGAAGTGGTCATAATAGCACGACCTTGTCATGGTGCCTGGATTCATAATGCATTACTCAAGGCGTTGGAATCTGGTTGCACTGTTTATTATCTTGGCTTGTCACGTAATGAAGAGAATGATCTTGGTGAGCTGTATGATCTTGGTTATATGAGTCGCATCTCTGACAGTGTAATTGGTGAAGAAGGAGAGAAAGCTTATGTCATCCAATCAAAAAAATAAGTACATCGGTGCCGGCAGCTGTTTTGGCGGATGTATGGCTGATTATCCTGGCTGGGAAGATCGTCTTCGATCCAAACTATTTCCTGATATAAAACTCAGAGTAGACATCTCCATAAGCAGCTATGCAGCAGTAGGTGGTATGCATTATTACCCGAACATCCGTATAGATGCAGATCCATTTTGGGACCCAAAAGAAAAAATGTGGATTACCTGCTGGGATCATCCCAGAGAATATAATTCGAAATGTCCTTCAACATATGATCTTGCAGATGAAGTACCTTTTCCTGAAAAAGGAATGGATGATGGTAAATTTGCATCATCCAGTGCTGTATTGACTTGGCTGGAACAGGTCATAACAAAATGTTTTCCTACTGATAAATATGAAGTTCATTGTGATTTCAAACGCAAACGTGTGTCTTTAAAAGACCGTCAACGTTACACACAGGGAGACTGACATGAGCCAGCTTCAATTGGAAACCAACATAACAGCCAAATTCATTTCCCTATCTCCTCTATCCCCACAGGAACAAATCTCCTTGGATGCATTGAATATCCATGCCTATGAGATAACAGAAAGGCTACAACCTGTACTCAGGTTATTGGTAGCCGAAATGCTTGATATCAAGCGTGAACAATTTACTACTACAAAGGAGGAGTATTATGCGGGATCTCAGCAAACTGACCTTTCATCCAACGACGGAACGGATAGTGGAGTTACTGTGCGAGAAGACACAAAACTCTAACCCACAATTCTTTCGGATGATGGTCTGTTACTACGTCTGTAAAATGGCAGCCACTATGCGTGTCCATATAAAGACAAAAGACAGGGGGGATATACCTGTCAATTTCTATGGTATCAACCTGGGGCTCTCCGGTATAGGTAAAGGTCATAGTACCAATTTACTGGAAGACCACATCATTAACAAATTCCGGACCGTCTTCTTTGAAGAAACTCTTCCTAAGCTGTCGGAAAAGAATCTCCGGGCATTATCGGTTAAACGGACAAACATTCATAACCAGAACCCAAGCCTTACTTCACCTATGATCGAATTCGATGAAATGCATCTGCAGACAGTCAAGGAATATGAAAGTCTTGGTAAAATGGCATTCTCATTTGACTCAGGTACTACGGCAGCCGTGAAGCAGATGCGTCACAAGCTTCTGATGGCAAACATCGGCGCCATGAACCTGGAGATTGATGAGATCGGATCCAATTTACTTGGTAATGTTGACGTACTGGGAACCTTCCTCGAACTCTTTGACGTTGGCAAGGTCAAGCAGAAACTGACCAAGAATACCAAAGAGAACGTACGATCGGAAGAGATTGAGGGTAAGACCCCAACCAACCTTATGCTCTTCGGTACGCCGGCCAAACTCTTTGATGGCGCCAAGGTTGAAGATGAATTCTGGACATTTATTCAGACCGGTTACGGCAGACGCTGTTTCTTTGGATATACCAAAGGTTCCGGACGTAATAAACATCTGTCAGCCGCGGATATCTATGACAAGTTAACCAGTGTTACATCTGAAGCACTGATTGCTTCTCTGTCAAACCGGTTCGCTATTCTCGCTGCAGAGATCAACTACTGCAAAGAGATCCAGGTATCAAAAGATGTCAGTCTTCTCCTCATACAGTACAAGCTTCATTGTGAAGATATAGCTGACAAGCTCGGAGACCATGAAGAGATCTACAAAGCTGAACTCGGTCACCGGTATTTCAAAGCCCTCAAACTTGCTGGAGGTCTAGCATTCATAGACGGACATGGTGAGATCACAGAAGACAATCTGTATCACGCTATAGCCATGGCAGAAGAATCCGGCAAGGCATTCAAAGCCATGATGAACCAGGACAAGAATTATGTGAAGCTGGCAAAGTATCTGGCCAGTATCAATCGTGAGGCAACACACGTAGACCTCACCGAGAGTCTGCCCTTCTACAAAGGGTCTCAGGCTCTAAAGATGGATCTTATGCAACTGGCTATAGCCTGGGGCTATAAGAATTCCGTCATCATCAAGAGGAAGTTCGAAAACAATATCGAATTTATCTCTGGTGAAACCCTGGTTCCTACTTCGCTGGATAAGATGTATCTATCCCACAGCACTGACTTCGCTGTTGGATACGAGAATGTTCAGGCACCATTTGACAAACTTCCTGAGCTGTTCAAAATGGTTGATCACCACTGGTGTAGCCATCATACAAGCAGCGGCCGGAGAGCCGAGGAAGAAATGGTGCCTGGGTTTAACCTTCTGGTACTGGATGTCGACGGTGGCGTTAAGCTGGATACAGTTAAAGTCCTGCTCAAAGATTACACCTATGCCATCCATACTACCAAACGCCACACAGCTCAAGAGCATCGGTTCAGACTGGTTCTGCCTATGAACTACATTCTCAAGCTGAATGAGCTCGATTACAAAGAGTTCATGCGAAACATCTATGACTGGCTTCCATTCGAATGTGATACGGATACCGGTCAGCGCGCCAGGAAATGGGCAACCTACGATGGAGCAGATATCCATGTGAATACAGGAGAGATGCTGGATGCCCTACTCTTCATTCCTCGTACCAGTAAGAATGACGAGCGTAAAGAGCTCATACTCAGCCATCAGAATCTCAACGGTGTAGAGCGTTGGTTCATGCTCAACATCACCAGTGGCAATCGTAACAACCAGCTTCTGAAATATGCATTGATGTTGGTCGACTCTGGCTACGCTCTTGCTGACATTGACATGAAGATCCTCAGTCTGAATGAGAAACTAGAGAATCCTCTCAGTAATGATGAGATCGAACAGACTATTCGGAAAACGGTAGCCAAGAAATACTACCAGCAAGGTGGAGCTTAACAGTTTGTAGAATGGTAGCTGGAGAGCGTGAGCGTATTTACATCCTACGGCGTAAAGAAGTCTCTCTACCATTCTACAATTCATTTGCAGGCGGTGTAATAAAGGTCAGTGAATCGGCGGATAGACCAGTTAAAGGATAGATGCAACCGTGATGAAAAGGCTTTGGTGCCGTAAAAGTAATCACCTCGATCGATTCTGAGTTGCTGCCAAACTCCCCGGCGTGTCGGTAATAAAGACCGCCTGCAATTCAATTTCAAAAGGAACCAATATGCCAAACGATTGTAATGACAATCTCGTACTGATCTGTGGACCAAGTGGGGGAGGTAAATCAGCCTCACTCCGCAACCTCCGCAATCCTGAAGGTGTAATTTACCTGAACTGTGAAGCCGGCAAGAAATTACCATTTCCTTCCAAGTTCAAACAGGTAAAGGTCACCGATCCCAAGGTCGTATTTCAGGCGTTCGAAGAAGCCGAGAATATGCCTACTATCCATACAATAGTGATCGACAGCCTTACGTTTCTCATGGATATGTTTGAGAGCGTATACGTCCTTCCAGCAGCCGATACTATGAAAGGCTGGCAGAACTATCAACAGTTCTTCAAAGAGCTCATGCAGGACAAGGTTGCTCGTTCAACCAAGAACGTAATCATGACAGCTCATGTACTTAACGTCCTCAACGAAAATGAAATGGTTGTGGAAACTAAGGTACCAATCAAGGGAGCCACCAAGAATAACGGTGTGGAAGCTTATTTCTCTACCATCGTTACAGCTCGTAAGGTTGCTCTATCAGCTCTGAAAGACTATGCCAATCCTATGTTGAATATCAGCGAAGAAGATACTCTTCTTGGATACAAGTATGTCTATCAAACCAAGATAACCAAGGATACTGTTAATCATCGTATCCGTTCCAGTATGGGCATGTGGTCCATACAGGAAACATTCATAGATAATGATGCAGAACTTCTGCTTCAACGTCTTCACGATTACCACAAATAGTTAAGGAGAATGCATTATGGCAACTAAAACAGAAATACGTCATTGTACTTGTGAACATACTTATCAAGATACTACGTATGGCAAGGGTAACAGAGTACACAACGTAACTACACATGGAATAGTTACTAAAGCAGTTTGTACTGTCTGCGGTAAAAAGTCTTAATCAGCTGTGGGTGGTGAGCGAAAGCCGGTACTGCCAATTGCTTGCCTGAGAATCTTCAGGAGTGGATAGCCAATCCGTGTACGTTGAATCATCACCCACTTTAATTTCGAGTATCCATCGGGCGGTAATAGCCACCCGCGAAGGCATGGGATAATGCGGCAACCAATAAAGTCAGAGCTACGCGCCAGAACTTATAATTGGTAGGCTTAAATGGACCCTGACAGAGGAAAGCTGACAACATGAAACCTGACAGCCCGGAAATAGACGGGAACGCGGGGATGAGGAAGAATGATAGTTAGCCCTGGGCGCGTCCCCTACCGGTGCTGTCATTCTTCCAAATCTTCACTTAAATTTATTTACCAACACCACTGCTATAGGCAGGGTATCCAAACAAAAGGAGTAATACGCAAATGGGAATTTTCGATTCAGTAAACACCAGCAAAACTGTAACCGCGGATAAGGATCAAGTTAAAGGGCAGAAACGTGAATCTCTGGCTTCTGACATCTACAACCTTATCATCAAGTATGCCTATGTTACCAAAGCAAAATCCGGTGCCATGGCTGTCAACCTGGTTCTTACCACTCAGGGAGATCGTGAGATCAAGATGACTGAGTACATCACTTCTGGTGATGCCAAGGGTAACAAAACCTACTACGAGAAAGAAAAAGACGGTAAGAAAGAGCAGTTCAATCTCCCGGGCTTCAGCCTGATTGATGCACTGGCTCAGATCGTCACCGGCAAAAGCATTCTCGAAGCTTCCAGTGAGAAGCGCGCCATCAAGCTGTATGATTTTGAAACCAAAACCGAGAAGCCTACTGAAGTCGACATGCTTGTTGACCTCGTCGGTAAGCCTATCTGTGGCGCCGTTCTCAATCAGATCCAGGACAAGACTGCCAAGAATGCTGCCACTGGTGAGTATGAAGCTACCGGTAAAGTCTACTCAACCAACGTGGTTGACAAGTTCCTGGATCCGGTTGAGCGTAAGACCTCGTCTGAAATCAAGAACGGGATCCCAGCTGACTTTGCTGACAAGTGGCTGGCCAAGTGGAAAGGTCAGGTTGATGATCAATCTACCGAAGTCAAAGGTGCCGGTCTTAAAGGTGCTCCGGTAGCATCAGGGGATGCAGCTCCTAAGACCAGTCTGTTTGGCTAGGCTTAAGCCACCTATCGGTCCATGGGGGCTATTTGGATTACAGATAGCCTCCATGGTTGTTAAAAAGTTAATGACACCACCAACCAAGAAACATCATACCAGGAGGAAAGAAATCATGCAGATCACGTTGAACGAAGTTGAAATCAAGAAGGCTATTATATCCTTCATAGGTAACCAGGGAATCAGCATCACCGGTCACACCACCGTATCCCTGATTGCTGGCCGTGCTCCTAACGGGATGTCGGCCACCATCGATATCTCCAATACACCATCAGTTGCAGACACCATCGTTGACATCACCACCGATGCTCCTGAAGCGACTGGCTTGTCTTTCCAGCAGGAGACCGTAGCTACGGATACCGCGGAAGTCAAAACAGAGGACATCAAAGAGAAGCCCCTGTTTGGTAAGGACTAGCCATGAGAAAGGCGCTAGATGCACTTAGGGCGCTGGCACTGCTGCTGGGATTAATGTTAGTCGGAAGCTTGGCGGTAGCCGGCTTTACATTAATCCTGGCAGTACTTCCTATTTTTATCTCCTGGTTCATAATCTATGTCATCTTGAGATATCGTAGGGAACAAAAAGAACAGGAGGATTAATGTCAGTCACTAAAGGTCAAAAATTTGATGAAGGTAAACTACAGTATGATCTCATCCCATTTGAATGTATGGATGAACTGGCTAAAATACTTACGTATGGTTGCCAGAAATACGGTAAACCTTCTGGATGGGAAACAGTCCCAGATATGAAAAATCGGTATTTTGCCGCTTTACTGCGACATCTATCCAGATATCGTCAAGGTGAGCTATTAGATCCCGAAAGTGGTCATAGCCATCTTAGCCACGCATTATGCAATGTAGTCTTTCTATTATGGAAAGAGCTACAAGAGGAGAATTTCCATGCTACTGGTTAAACCTACCTTGCTATAAATCTCTTTACTTGTTGCTACAAATGTGTCATTATAATTAAAACTTTAAAGGACACGCTCATGCCTAAAAAACAACATATTCAGACAACACAGATGGTCTACAAAAAGAAATCTGTTGAAGACCGCTTTTTACAAAAAGTTTTAAAAAATGCGAACGATTGTTGGATATGGCAAGCGTCTACTAGAAAAGCTGGTAGTGGTTTTATTTATGGTCAGTTCAGTTTTAATGGTTACCCAGAATGGGCACATAGAGCTTCTTACTTAATTTTTAAAGGTGAGATACCAACAGGCTTACAAGTTTGTCACAAATGTGATGTTACGATGTGCGTGAACCCAGATCATCTTTTTTTGGGTACCCAACGTGATAATATGCAAGATATGCTTACTAAAGAGCGAGATGCACAAGTAGGAGAAAGAAACCATTCCGCAATTTTAACAAATGAAAATGTTATTCTTGCTAGAAAATTAAGTAAAGAAGGACTCAGCCATCCAAAGATAGCTAGTTTATTTAATGTTAGCCGTTGGACTATAACAGAGGCTGTTATTGGTAATACATGGAAGCATATAACGGAGGGTTTATGATATTAATAAAAGCGTCATCCACTATTTTACAAATAACTTCAGATCCACTTAACCTTATAGAACTAAGTGGTAGATGCTGTTATAAAAGCGAAGCCAAAATTACTGAAGAATCAAAAGCTGACTTTGCGAAGATGATTCTGAAACGTGGTCATGAGTCCGTATTGGAACATGCATCGGCTTCTGTCCGATTCATCTGTGACCGTGGCATAAGTCATGAGATCGTACGTCATCGTATTGCATCCTACTCTCAGGAGTCGACCAGATACTGTGATTATACCGGTGGTCATATAGCATTTATTATTCCACCATGGGTTGAAGTTGAACCAGGAATGTATGATGAACACTGGGCCAAGTTCATCAATAGAGAGCCTTGGTTATCTGCTATGTGGGCATCCGAACAATCTTATAAAGAACTCAGAGCTATGGGCTGGAAACCTGAGCAAGCTCGATCGGTACTTCCAAACTCCCTCAAGACTGAGATAGTCATGACTGCAAACCTACGAGAATGGAGACACTTCTTCAAGCTCCGTACTGCCCCTGCAGCGCATCCTCAGATGAGAGAGGTGGCTATCCCCTTACTCAAGGATATGTCAACCCGTATCCCCATTATTTTCGATGATCTGCTATGAAAGACTACGTCTGCCAATGTTACCCGAAGATGGTATTACTTGCCAAATCAGAAGTACCTCTGTGTGCTATCTGTAAACAACCTATGAAAGAACTCCTCACAAATAAGAAAGCCCCTGAATAAGGGGCTTTTCCTTTCTGCTTTATCCAATCCTACCAAACAATAGCTTCAACTTCCTCTACTGTAGTAGCAGCTGCAATTTGCTCCTTAAGCCCTTTATATTTCGTATGAATAGCATCACCAGTTGCAGCAATATATATTGGCATAGCAATCATTTGAGCAGCATCCAAAGTGATGGTCGTATTATCTGAACATGCCCATTCAACAGAAAATGCTGGATAAGCTTGAGCTGCTTGCACTGCAGTTGTGATACGCTTCATAGCCTTTACGTCGCTATCAAAAGTTTTTCCTAAATAAGTGAAACCTTGGAGTTCAGCAATATCTCTTGCTGTCTTCATCTCATAGTATTTCTTAGTTTTCACTTCTAATAAAGTTGGTACTATGGGTTCAGGTGGGGGTGGTATAATTGTTACAGGTTCATTATTAATAATATGAGTAGTCCCTATAGGACAATTTATATAATACTCTTCGCCTTCTAGACATTCATCAATAATTTGATCAATAGGTCCTGTTACATTCCTAAGTATACTTCCATCATTTAATCGATATATAACTACTCTCATCTTTTAGCTCCTAATATTGTAAGTGTACACCCCGCAAATATAGTTAAATATCCACGAGAATTATATTGTTTTTTCTGTAACTTACAATTATATGTCCCTGCAGCTAAGGAAGCACTACTAATTCCAAGTATGTTTATCAATCCATGTTTTGTAGCATCATAAATTCTACCAACATTAGTCAGTCCTCCTTCACCACCATCTACTGTTATATATTCTTGAGCTAACCGACTTTGTATAGTACCAACTTGTGTAGTAACAGCCGTACCGGTATTGTAATATACCAATCTAAATTGAATACCAGAAATGCTAGTTACATCTGTGGGATAGTTTAAATCAAATTCAAACGCACATTGCATTATAATTGGAAATGTTTGACCAGTTGGGACTATCAACTGTTTAGTAGCATTTGGAACATCAATCCAATTTGGTTCAGGTATTCCAGCACCCGCAACATACACAGTATAATTTGTTGTTGTTTCCACTGCTAAAGGTATTGTTACGGCGTTACCTTTAATTTGTAAAGTATCCACATATGCGTTACCGGTATATATCTTATTACCATCAATTGTTGTCTGTCCTGGTTTTCTCCATCCTGCAGTAGATATCACAGGAGTTGTCCAAACGTATACAGACCCTCCAGTGGCCCTTGTACCTGTGGTTTCCCATATAGCATATGTCGCTGTACCCGGAATTATTGAAGACCATCCTGAAGGTACTCCTGCACTATTAGCTGGAGTGGCTGGGGCTATGGCATCAGCATACACAACTAAAACACTTGATCCGGTTAATCCGGTTGCTCCAGTAGCCCCTGTTGCTCCATCCACACCCTTGATCTTAATAGCTGCTCCCCAGGTTGCTGAGGTAGCGGGATTGGTATCTATCTTTTGGGACATCCAGTTTGAAGCTGCTGTTGCTGCTGTATGCCATCCGTTATTAGTGCCGGCAACGGTAGTAGGTAAAGCAGGAGCTGAACCGGAAGCTGATGCGTCATTATAGGTAATGTATACGGATAAGCCTGTAGCTCCTATGGACCCATTCTCTACCATAATTACTGCAGTTGACCAACCGGTGATTGGTACAGCTGCTGTGTTTCCAGAGACTGTTGAAACAACTGCTCGAGAGGTATACACGGGTAAAGTACCAGTAGGAATCGTACGACTCCAGGTTGCTCCGGTAGAAGTAGGTAATGTCGTTAAGGGAGTAGCAGCACCAAACGTATATGTTCCTCCGGTAGGAACCGTTGAAGGAACACCTCGAGTGTATACTGTCACTTCAGCAACTTTATCTCCATCTACTCGGATTGGAGCATCCCAGGTGTAATCACCAGTGCTTTGTGGTTTGTACCCAACACTACTCCATAAGGGTATATTGGATCCTCCGGCAGTATTTGCTCCTGCTACAGTTGAATACCATTGTATAGGAGCTGAAGGTACACCAACAGAAGCTGTCGGTATCCCAGGAGTAGTCGCACTTCTTACAAAGACAATATCAACAGAATCACCATTTGTTCCATCAGCTCCCGGTAATCCTGGTGCGCCATCTGCGCCATCTGCGCCATCTGCACCATCACTTCCATCGAAAACCATTAATTCCCAAGCGCTACCATTATAGATATACACCCAACCGTTGGTGGTATCTTTATAGGTATGGTTTGCTATTTCCCATGCTAGTTCAGGTGCTGCAGCTTCTCCATGCCAAACGATTGATAAACCATCAGTACCATTGGCTGATGAGATGACTGGTGAAGAAAATTCTGTAAAAGGTATGGCATCAGTGGCAGTAGCAGAACTGGCTGTAGCCTGGATTGTCCAAAGATACTCACCTTTATTCATACTAGGTATTGATTGTACCCAAGAATTAAAAGTACCTCCGGATAGTAGATTGGTAGCAAATGTATAAGTGAATGTACCTGAGGGTAATGCCGGAGGTATGGATCCATTTGTACTCTTTTGATAAAGACTGACAGTTGCGCTATTAAGACCATCTACACCGGTTACCTTTTTAGCTGCGCCCCATACAGTTCCTGTGCCATCGTCAACTTTAATAGTCATCCAATTTGCTGCTGCAGTTATAACATCATACCAACCATTATCTGATCCTGCAGCATTAGTGGGTAACGTAGGAGCTGCTCCTGCTGCTGAAGCATCATGATAAACAATCTGAACTGACCATCCTTGTTCACCTGGAGGACCTTGAATTGCCCCTACAGAAGTCCATACTGAGGTTGGAGATCCACCATCACTGACATAACCATTACCATCTTCAAGAACAACGTAGAGGTCTCCTTCAGGGGCTGTAGTTGGTAGATCTACAATCAGAGCAACTGTCCCTTTAAAAACAACACTGGTTCCGTCCAGGCCGGCTGCACCATTAGTACCAACACCACTAATTACAACAGCCCCAGAAAACTCTTGAGCTTCAATAGTGTCTGTAGCAAATTCAGATACAGCAGAAGCCTGCTTAGCCCATATATACTCACCCGGGTTACTAGCAGGAAGAGTTTGTGTCCAACCTTCTAAAGTACCACCAGATAATAGGGCTGTAGCAAAGGTATATGTAAAAGTTCCACTGAAACTGATAGGAGGTACTGTAGTGCTGGTGTTCTTCTTATAAAGAGTTGCTATCGCACTATGAGTTCCTTGTTGACCATCCGTACCATCAATAGTCATTTGGTACCAGACACCATCATGATAGATATAACTCTTCTTATCCGTGGTATTATAATAAGCCACATTCTCGTAAGCATTTGCTGGATGAGAAGAAGCATTACCTGCCCATATAATACCATCCCCAGCCACACCATTGGATCCGTCAATACCCGGGTTACCTGGTGTACCCGGCGCGCCATTTAATCCATGAAGACCGTCATCTCCAGCATCTCCACTGGAACCCGTATCACCTTTATCACCATGCTTGACAAATAAGACAGGAGGACTCCATAAATCCTCTTGAGGGAACAAACCATCACTGGTGAAGATACGCATCGATACATATAAAGGATCGTCACCTGGAAGAGGTATGCGAGTCCAGAAGTCGTTATCTGGTACTGGGTACTCATATACGCCACCAGTAGGCCATTCAATATCTTCTGGTGTCATTACATAAGAAGACCTTCTGAAAACCATTGAATGAAAGGCAACTATTCTATCAGGCATATATCCTTCCTTAATTCGGAGTAATTGCGTCAGCCATTACACCGCCCGCAAGTTGTACACCATCCACTGTTACGATATCAGATAAAGAGCCTGCTGCTGTAAAGAATGGATTAGCCAGTGACTGAAATACATCTTTAGTAACCAATGGAATTGAATTGATAATATTATTGTCACCCATAGCTTTACCAATGATGTAGGTAGCCAGCGTAGAGAATGGATGCTCAAGCGATACATTCTTTATCTGCTTGAGAACTCGAAACTGATACTTGGAAAACATTACCAGACCAATCTCATTTAGCATACCAATCATCCGATGGGTAGGTAGATCAAAGTTTATAAAATTATCCATAACTTCAGAGATGGCCTGATCCTTACTCATTCCTTTCTTACCAGTCAAATGGTGGTATAACACATATCGACCAGTAAAGTCAGTAAGCTTAACGGCGTTGTTCATCATCTTGAAGCCTTCAGTATCTGTAGTCATAAATAACGCTTTGCCGGCTCTCTGAAGCTTATCCGGAAGTACACTCAATGTATCATCAAGAAATTTATCAACGCCGTAGGTATGTGGTGACTGGGTATGTCCCATTTCCACATCATCTACAACACCTGGGACTGCTCCAGCTTTCACCAATTCCGTGACCTTATTCAATGCCAACTGATTCTCAAGAGTCGCAATCTTACGATTGATATTTGTGATCTGGACATTACGTTCAGCCTGAGGCACTGAATGCTTTCTGGCTATCAGTTCTCTTTTATTGATCCAGGAATCCAGTTCAGACTTATCCTTCTGATATTGCAGAATATCAAGAGCTGCTTCTTTATTAAGTCTGAAGATCTCATCCAAAGTTATTCCTCTGGATTTGAGATACATCATATTACTACTATGATTATTTACAATAACTGGCAAGTTCCTAACAACAATGTTGGATTTACCCATCTTGGTTAATTGAGCCATAGTTGAATAAACTGCAGTAGCCCGACGCACAGCACGGCCCTGGACAGACGTATTCTCAATAGACCCTGCCGGGGTATCATTGAAAAAGTTTGTCGTTCCTAGAGCTAATTTGAGCGTTTCTACCAATATCTTCTCAAACAGGTTTCTTTCCTGTTTGGTTTTACCGAAGGTCTCACTTGGAGAGTATTTACGTTGACCAAAAGCCAGATCAACTACATCCTGAGCCACCCACATCCTATCCTCACCCCACTCAGATTTAATATTCTGACGAGCCTTGGGAGGAAGCTGATGATAGATATCTCTGTATCTTTTTTCTGGCGACCATGGAGAGATCTCTACATAAGCAGCTCTCTGAGCTTTTAAACCAAAGGCCTTATCATCTGCCATTCTCTTCAGCTCCAGAATCAGATCCTGGTTTATCTTGGGTGCCACTACCTTATCAATTATCTGACTGGTCATGGCCGCCAGTACTGCATCGAATTCTGAAAACTGCTCAAGGACGGTATCCTTGGTATGCTCATTCATCATGTAACGCATCTCAGTCATTTTACCTACATGATTAAACTTCGGTACCATGTAGTTTTCCGGATTATTGCTGTGCTTGTATTTATCCTTATCCATGGCTGATCTTGGATTAAACATTGCCTTAATTTTATCTTCCACACTGGCCAGAACTATCTGATTATTCTTATCAGCTTCTTGAGCTGGATCGATTGTGTTACCCAGCTGTCCTTGGATATCATACGCTACAGCACCTCGACCAATATTCTGAGTAAATGAAGCAATCCCGGGCTGCAGGTCATTAACTGTACCCAGCGTAGATTTGAACAGATAGATATCTGATTGTACTGGATCCTTTGGATCCCTCTTCAGAGGAGAAATCTGCATGTAATAGCCGGCGTCTTCGTACATTTTACGAGTAGGATCATTTGGATTTGTTGGATCCGCAACATGCGCCATCTCGAACTGTATCCTAGAGTTGAGGATCTGTTTCGTATAGCCCTTGGTCATCTCGTATGGATTACCGTAGAATGTATCCTTGAACGCACGATCCTTTAAAGCATTATGCCGATTCAAGATATCTTCCATAGCTGACCAGTTTTCAGTCATGACTTTGACTGCTGCATTTCTGTCAGATCCTTTAACGTATCGGAGAGAGTACAGAGTTGCCAACTGCTCAACCAGATCTACAGCGTTAGGATACGATTTTATCTGGTGTTCAGCGTCATATGTACGCTCAGCTATTGCCACAATATTATGGGCATTCATAAGAGGTACATCTACTGAGTTCTTGGGCACACTATTAATCATAAAGTAACCAAGGTCATCAGCTGCATTCTCAAAGAAGTGTGCGTATGGCTGAAGGTTTGGATCCTGATTGATCTGTTTAAGGATCTCTTTGATACGAGCCTCTCTTTTAGAGGAATCGGAAACATAACCAGTAATGACTTGAGATGATAGGCCTTTACCAACCAGGTAACTGACATCGGTTTTAAGCAGCACTTTTGTGATGGCTGATTTGGTAAATGTATCCAGAGGCTCTTTAAATAAAGCTTTCAAGTCTTTCCGGATAGTAGCTGCAGCTTCATTCTTTGCATGGTCTCTGACATACTTAGCCATTCTGATCATATCATGGAGAGGCTTGACTCTTTCTGTCACCCCTTGCATCTCTGACCATACAGCGGGGATCAATCCTTGCTGCTGGCTATGATACCAATGGAGGGCAATCCTCATCTGATAAGAAAGCATATTGTTTAATTCAGGAAATTCTTTTATTGCCTCTACTGCTTTACCAACCGCTGTGCTATTGATTATCTTCTTAGCCCTACCAACTATCTTTTCATCCATGGTTAAACCAATAGCTGTAAGTGTTCCTTCCAGAGCTATAGCAGCCCGGGCCAACATCGTCTTATTCTTGCTCTCTGTGTATGAGATAGCTCGTACAAGGTTTTCCAGTTCCTGGTCAACTTTATCTGAGTGACGCTGTTTATTGAATCGCTCATAAATAAAGTTCGTAACCAAGGTGAAAATATTAACAACTGTCTCCTGCATATTTCGGCCGAAGACTGTTCGCAGGGATTTTCTGGCATCAATTATTTCCTGGCTAACAGTAAGCTTGGCCAGTTCCCGTTTGAAGTTCTCGTTGGTTATGCCATGGGAGATAAACTCAGGTACACCATTATTGCTGCCATCTGGATTACGTTTTGAATTGAATACGTATTTCCATCTGGCCTTGGCTGCTTTTATCTCATATTCGTTTGCAGGATCCGTCAGGTCGGCATTCGGGTCGCTCATGAATACTCGGTATGCTTCTTGACCATACATCTTGCTGAACTCAGAATATGCCAGCTCACGAAGAGCTTCTGCTTGTCTTTGCAAATGAGGATAATTCTTTAATCCAGAAGTGGTAATATGATGAACCAACTCATGAACATAAACTTCAGCTGTCGACATACGAATGCCATGGCTGAGCATACCGGATGGGGGAAGTGTCGATCGCTGCTGAGTTTGAATCCATATCTTTTTGGATCCATCAGCTGAGACTGACCACATACCCTGGGTCTCATTGTTTATCTTATGCTCACCCATGAATAGTTCAACCTGAGTCATCACCGGTGCCACGAGAGAGCTGAGGATTTTCTTCAGATGGCTCAGATGTGATGGTGAATCTTGAACACTGATATGAGGAGATCCTTTATCAACATCAACAATTGCATCCAAGACTTCTAATACATTTTTCCGATCAATAATCTGGACAGGATCGTAGTCATCCTTGTTTATGGATACATCTGTATCACTGGAACCATGGCCTTGTTCCATTCTTTCTTTTAAAGTTAATCTATCAACTTCATTTATAGTCTCATCATTGAACAGAACCGTATTTGTATCTATGTCACCAAATACTTTACCAGATGTGTTTGTAGGTGTGACATCTACACCCAGTCCATGATACGGGTAATTACCCCAGTGAGTCACAGCGTCAGTAATTTCTTTTTTATTTCTAGCAGTCTGTTCTGCCATACTATTTATATTCTTTGTAAGGGCAGCCAATATTTGATCTACATCACTATCTCCTAGAGACTCAGTAACAAAAGTCATAAACTCTTCTAAAGCTTTTTTATATTCTGCCCCCCCTAAAAAGTCTTCTCCAATGAATTCCTTTCTTTGCTTATCAGTTACTATTTGAGCAGTCTTCAATAGCTCATATGTTATGACGTTGTCGTTAATTAAACCACCAGTCATCAGTCCCGACTTTGGATCTATTTTGGTGCCATAAAGGAGTTCATCTGAAGTTACTTCCAGAGCTTTCATCATCTCGTTACTTTTTGCTGCTAACTCTTCATGCATGTCAGCAAACGCCTGTGCAATACTGTAATCAGTCATTATCTGACCAAATATGGTATTGGCTGCATCAGCTATTATTTGACTGTCTCCTATTCCATGTGAGAAACCATCATGGTTATTTAAGAAATGAGTATTCTGTTTCATCAACCCATTAGCCACCATAGAATCCATCATATGAATGGCAGTAATAACTGGGGCTACACCAGAGTTTTCCAGATATGGAATACCTTCAGCATGACCTACATATTTTGATAGTTTGCCGTTGTATTCTTGTTCAACTTCAGCTTGTTTATTGTAAGCTCTATTTTTGCCGACAGTTGCCAATGGCAAATAACTCTCGTTACCTTTACCAGCCTTATGAATAGGCGTCTTTATTTTAGGAATAAGATGTTCAATAGATTTAAGTATGTCAGCCAGATCCTCTTTAGTAATTACGGTAGGATCTTCTTTGAATTGCATGTCTTCTTTGTACTGAGCCAGGCGTGAGGAAATGTCTTCTTTGTCACCAGTAAAGGTAGGATCGTATAGCTGTTTAGATAGCTCATCTACTCGGGCTTTCATAACAACCAGGTCATCAGTTTGCTGTTGAATTTTAATATCCACCAACTTTTTAAGAATAGTGTTGTAGGTAGTTACAGCTAACTGAACCACAGCATTTAAAGGTTTACGTGCTTCAATTAAAGCTCCGTAGATAGTATCAATTGCGCCCTCCATAGCCTTGCCATAAGTAGCCTCTACTGCCTCAGTCAGGGCATTGATATCTGTCTGTTCCAGCTTGAAGGCTTGCAGGTTTTTGAGGATAATTGCTTTGCTGTTGACAGCAAAATATTTTTCTAACGTGAAAGATTTGTTACCTGTGAGGAGTGCAACATCAGCCATCAACTTTGTAAAGTCCCCTCTTAATAGTGGGTCTGGATTTGCCTTATCTACTTTACGTACCCTTTCAATAATCTTTTCAACTTTTTTATATATTCCATCATGTAAAACACTCTCACTCATGAATAATTTAATTTGCCCTTTCGTAGCAGCACCAAAGACTATCTGCATAGTTCTTGGTTTGGACAACTTACGAATTATATTATTTATAACCCCTTCTTTATCCTGGAACTCTCCAAGTATTCCACCTAATGCCATAGCTTGTTTAAATAAGACTTGTTCTTGTTTATCTTTTGATACAGCCCAGTCATGCTTAAAGTTGGCAATATTTAGTGCCCACTCTTTAGCCATGCGCTGATAGGCATCATGCAAGTTATTCTTGATTAAAAGCTTATTTAAACTTTCTTTAAATGCACTTGTACTGACCCCACCCATAGCTGCCATAGCTAATACAGTACGTTTATCGGCACTGTCTGGAAGGAGTTGTATAATACCAATAATAATACCATTGCTGACACCATCGATCTCAGCATGCATATCGGTAGTGAATTCTTCACCCGATTTTACTGAGGCATACCTGGCATACTCGAAGAGACCTTTAAGCCCTGTTACTTTATTGTCAATGGCCGATGATCCGTTCGCAATGTCTTGCAACATTGCTCCGGTCATCTCGCCATTGACGTTATATTTTTGAATAGCTGTGATTGCTTTAGATACAGCTTCATATTTTTTATTCTCAGGATTGCTCAGGATGTCCATCAATGCAGCAACCTGAGCATCAGCATCACCTAGAAGTCCTTTGCCCGTCTCAAGGTCAAATGCGACTGCTACAGCTTCAAGGAATGCTTGGTCTAGTTTACCTTTTGGATCTTTCTTAAAAGTTGTCTGGAATCCAGTAGGAGCAAATGTAGCTCGATGCATTTTCTTATTCTGCGGATTGATCTCTCCACGCATGATCATACGCATCTGAACCATAAAGTCTGATGCTGGGTAAAACTCATTATTGCCTGTTCGTTCACGCTCGATTTCAAAATCAAGTATGTCCTGAAAATCTTGCGTGATACCTCTTCGTATACCTTCATTACTTTTCTTGTGGAGGTCTAATAAATTGTCAGCTGCAGGCGCCCCGAACATCTCTTGAAATACAGATGTCATTGCATCTTTTTCTTCATCAGATTTCTGGCTATCAATTAGATTCCACATTGACTTCAGAAAACCAATAGCGCCATCATTACGCTGATACGGTATGCTGTTATAATTATTTAGATTATTAGTTTGCTCGGTATTGGAATTAACATTGGATCGCCCGATCCGGAAAGACTTAACTTTTTTAGCTACCCAACGAACACCAAATTCTTGTGGCTCATTAGCAAAGAGCTTATCAAAAGCTTGGCGCCCATCCATAAAAACACTTTCAATACCCTTGAGCGTTTTAGTATCAATAACTCTTATTGTTTTGATCAGTAGCAATCCTTTTGGATCTGGCCTACTACCATCCTTCTTATAAAAAAGTTTTTCTTTCGTAAGATTGTGACCATTTTTTAAAGCCTCAATACCAATAGGATTGGCTGCTAATTGTTTCTTATTCATACCAGCTTTAGCATCTATTGTATGGTCAGCAATAATCGACTGTCGTTCAATTAAACCTATCTCTTCCATGGCAGCCAGAGCCAGGTAACCAAGAGATAACTCCATCCTTGCCTGTGCTAGAGAATCAGATTTAGGGCCGGCTGCAATGCTCATACGCTGAAGTATTGTTCTACCCATCTGCTTGGCTACTGTCTCAGCATGAGTACCTGCATCTTCTAAAAGTTCAAATGCATTTCGTGGTAATGACTCATCCTTTTCTAAGCTCAGTAAACGCCCCAAGGACTGCTCCGTTTGACTTATGCTTCTCCTACCATCAGTGGCGACCCACTCATAGACTGTGGCGGCTATAGCGTTCCTGGTTGCTGAATCAAGATAACCTTCTTTTTGTAGCTTCTCTGTCGCAGCATCCCTATCAGCCTTCTTATTAAAGGTAGCTGGGTGCCCGGGTAGATACTGAAGCATATCCATGTAACGATACTTAAAACTACTTGCTTTTCCTGCTGCCTCCATACCTTTCATCTTGAATATATCTCTAATGGCTACATTCATCTTTGCACCAAATCCACCTTTTTCCATAAAGTGGTTCAGTACAGCTTTCTCTCCATCCGTAACTACATCACGAGAGAATATATGAGCGATTGCAGCAGTCATACTTCTGAACCGCTGAACCTGATTCTGCCAGAAGGTAGGTTTTACTTTAAACGTATTCAGTTCATTGGTGGGATCTGTTTCTGCTCGATTAACATAGGAAGCCGCTAGAGAATTTTCAACAGGCTGTGTTTTATAAGCGTCTTGCTTATCAGCGTATTGGTCTTGAACACTCTTTTTAATAGTCTCTAGTTTTTGTATATGTATTTCCAGAGCTTCAGAGGCTTCTTTCATTTTTTCTTTAGAAGCCCAGATTTTGACTTCTTTAGGTATACGCTCTTGTGCTTGCAGACTCTGCTGCATAATACAGCTGGTGAGTTTTGACATAGGTTCCCCTTGGATACTTACAAAAATGGAGACAAATAACTGTCCCCATTCTATTACAATATTTATTGATTTATAGCCATAGCTTAATCATCACCTTGATAATCTTTCGGATTTGTTCCTGGTGGTAAAGCATTATCATTCATCAAAGTACAATGATCCCAGAATTTACAGGATGTGGTGTTACATTTTCCGTTAAGCCAAGGATCACAATTTTTACCACCTCTCATTGAATATAATCTCCCAGTCGAGTTTTCATATCCTTGATATATCCATTTTTCATAGCTATGCATTTAAGCATGGCCCGTACAACTTCTGAATCTGAAGTCTGATCATTTGTCAGATCACATGGGACATTGGGTTCGAGTTTGACTTTGACAGGAGGAACAGGGATTGGGATATAGATTGGTTTGCAGAAGAGGCTGCAGCAACCCGAGGTCAATAGAAGAATGGCTGTTATCAGTATGATTTTCATTGGGGCACCGCCATGAACTTTCTGGCAACTGCAACTGCACCAGAGCAATCTGTTGGGATATGTTGTTTACTGAGATCGTCAAGAGTCTTTCTGACCTCTTTAGCCACCTCATCAGCAGCTTTCTTGCTATCACCCACTTTTGCCTTAAAGCGATCAGCGTCATCTTTCCACGCCTGCACGGATTCGTTCTGCATCTGTATAGCGATCCTGGCTGAATCTCGTTCAGCTTCAATCACCATCACCTTCGCCTTGAGCATCTGGATCTTGAACATCTGCATTCCGGCCATTACGATTAGTATGACGGCCAGGATTAGCAGCCCCCATTTGACTATACGTAGACCCAAAATTCCATCTACTACCTGAATCCATGGCATATCCGCCTCCGAATCTGTTCTGTGCAATCTGTAGTGCGAATACGGCAACGGTGAGCATTACCCACTCGCTGCCATTTATATAATTTTGAACCAGTAAATAAGTAGCTGCATACCAGGCTACGAATTTCTTACCCACTAAACCAAGAATAGCTCTTTGAGTTCTGGATCCTATTTCAGTGACAAACTTACCCACAAGTTTCACGAACCAGATCGAGATACTCTTCCCAAGGAAATCCTGTACCAGGGCAAGACTTTGGATGGTAGTCATGGTGACGTTTAATCTTTTCAATAGAGATATCAAACATAATCATGAGGTTTGCAGTAAGTGCCACCAGAGCTTCCATTTTCTCGTCTGAGAGGATTTCCTTACCGATGTCATAGTTACCCACTACACAGATGCCGGCATAGTTATTCTTGCCTATACAGTGAGCTCCTGAGATATGTAATGGACGGCCATCAATTGTGACTACTTCATCACCAACCTGCTCAATAATAAAGTGATAACCAATATCAGACCAACCTTTCTCTCGCATGTGGTAACGCTTGATAGCGTCATAGTCGACAACTTTTCCATCCTTGGTTAAAGAGTGATGAACGATGATTCCTTGAGGTGTCATGGCTTCTCCATTTTAGGAATGTTATTTACGTCCCAATGATCATTCTCACTATCAAGTACCAGTCTATGTTCTGCTTTATAATTGTAGTTTTCCACAGCTTGAGAACAAGATTTACATTCACCCATTACACCTACGACTCGTTCAAACTTTTTACGAGTATCCAGATGTATATGTATTATTGATTTACGAAGAATCATTTGATTTTCTAAGAGGGCGTCTTGACCTTTGAGAAGCTGTTGATTTTCTTTAGATAGAGTCTGAAGAAGTACATCTTTTTCACCAGCAATTTCCTCATACCTGGCTGTCTGTTTCTTTTGCCAATTTTTCCAGACAATATTACTGAGAAACCAAATAACAGTAGCCATTCCTGTTATGGAAGCTACTACAACTTTGGCGATATAAATACCAATTCCTTGGATATCAGTAATGTGATCAGCCAAACCTGACTTTTCTTGTGTGGCTCCATATACGACTGAGAAGCTGAGAACAAATAGAACCAATATGATCGTTGGTATAACTCGCTGTAATTTCATAAAGCTCCTAGTGTTTACGATTTAATATGGCATATGCCCGTACAGCAAGATACATAGCTTCAACTACAGTAAGCCAGAAGTCTTTATGCTTTTCAGGACAGTCTTCAATCAAAACTCTCCTGAACTCTTTATCAGCAATTTTACGAGAAAGCAATCCTTCATTAGCAAGCTGGCATAGGGCGTCATGTATCGCCCCTGCTCTCATCATCCATGCAATATCTGGAAAGAAATCTAAACCATTCCAGTGGTAGTTTTCTATTAACTTAAGAAAGCGTCTGGGAATTAAATAGACCCAGGTATTGCTTATAGGACAGCAAACATAAAAGGAAGTTTCATACACATAAAAGTTGAGCACCCTATACTTCCATCTAGGGTGCCCAGTTTTTTCATACTGGAATATCATAAATATAACCTCCGCACAAATTTACACTCTGCATAGTGGATGTAACATTCCCATAACTCTTAAGATATCCGAGGGGGGTAAGGCACAATTGTAAATCTGGATGTCGTCAATAAGACCACCAGCAAGGCTATCGGCACCGGCTCGACCACTTATTTGAAAATTTGCAGTAGAAGTTATAGTAGCACTAAGCGTTTGATTAAGAGCTACAGTACCTGCCACAGAAACCCCATCAATGTATAAAAGGAGCCCTGCGGCTCCATTGTTCAAACCGTTGTAAGTCATAGCTATGTGGTGCAAAGCATCGTTACAGGTCACAGAAAAGGGGAGTGTAAATGTACTCCCCTGTTCAATAGCTTTAGTTGAGGCTGCTGGTTTACTATTTGGTATCGGAAAACCAATATCATAATTTTCACCAGGTAATCGCATAGTTTACTCCTATGTAATAAATCTTATTTAGAACCAAAACACGTAAGGATAGCTTTTGCTTCATTGATCTCGGTCTCAAGATCTTTCATTGCTTGGTCAAAAGATACATCATTTACCAGGTTACCCATACTATCTGTATACGACACAGTGATAGGATCCGCAGCCGGTATATTATTAACCGGTAAACTATCAGAGAAATCTTCATCAGTCGATTCATTTATTTCATTGGATCCAGCTTCAGCAAATTCAATACCTTCCTCGTTATAATACGAACTACTATCATCGTCCATCTCAGCATTTGCTAGGTCAATGTCAGTATCGATATCACCGGTGTAACCTGGTTTAGATTCTGAAGTAGGCTTAGCTGTATTGAGCTCTTTCCATTTTTTCTTCTGCTCAGGAGTCAATGCAGCTACACTTGCCTCAGCTTCAAGTGCTTTATTATTTAAATGATCAATATCAATAGTGCCATCTGCACGTTTCTCCATAGTGTCATGATGCTTATTGGCTACATGATGTTTTTCGTGAGCTATAAGGAAGGCTTCAAATTCGGCGTAGGTGCCCATAACCTGAGCAATATGAGGCTTATCCTGCTTACGCTTTTCATTGTACACCTCGATCGCTAGACCGCGGTTTACGAATATAGTTCCATCAGCATAGCTACCAGCTGGTTCCTTGGTAGCTCTCTTATCATTATTGATTATGTGAATACCATTAACAACTTTGGCATCTTTTAAGTGTGGACGATTAACGGGCTTAGCAGCTACAACAGGCTCTGCAGGTTTTAGCACCTCTTGCCCCCGCCCTTCTTCTTGGCCACTGGAATCACCACCTTTGTTTGCAACATTACTCCAAACATTGTAGCCCTGCTTAGATTTCTTAGGCGCACCATATTTAGCTATTAAAGCGTCCTGTACTGCACCCTCACCTTTAGCATTCCAAGGAGAATGAGACTGTCCTTTATTGGTTCCAGAGGCATCCATAATAACAGTGCCACCAGCATCAAGTATGCGACCCGCTTGTTCTATGGTTTGTATATTATATATTCCCTCAGAAGATACTGATACAAAAGCACGAGTTGTGGCATCAGGAGTAATGGCCTCATTTACAGGAATATTTTGAGACTTAGCATCTGCCGCATATTGCCCGGTTGAGCTCTTTCTATTCAGCGCACCATACCCGATAAAAGCATTAGCAACATCAGCCTTACCTTGGTCTTTTCCAAGTTTATCTTGTGATAATTTAAATCCATATTTTACAGAAGATTCGGACGAAGCAGGATTGGCTGTAGAGGCCGAACTCGTTGTGACTAATGGCCTACCTTTAAGATCAACTCCTCTTCTAGTTAATTCATCAGTAACCTGCTTTTTTATAGCCAACTGCTCCATATTTGAATCTAAATTATCACTTGCGTTAATGGCTGCAGTAGCTGCAACGTGCATACTTTGTAGTTCAGGAAAAGATAATTTAGATATATCTAAACTGGACGAAGCAGAATCGCTCACAACGGGTGAACTCGGAGTAGGTGAGGCTACCACCTGTCCTTTGGTCTTATGGACAGCTATGAGACTCTCAGCAAGCTTTACTTCAGCATTCAGAGCAGCAGCCTCTCGTTTGATATTACCTGCCATTCCAACCGATGTTATCGGATGTAATTCAAAGTTTGAATTTTCTCTCTGAAGTTTAAGATAGGTTGCTGATTGTTCTTTAGATAAGCCTTCTTTGCTTTTCATTGCTGCCAGGATCTCAGTAACATTTTGATCCTTGGTAACATGAGCATCTCTGAAAGCTTTAAGCCCTTCAAGCTCTTTGGTTAATTGCACAGTATTACCAGAAGTAAGAGCTTCTCTGACACCTTGTTTATAAGAGTCAATACCTTTGAACTTAGAGCCTTTAGGACCATGATAAATATCAGCACTGACCTGATCCATAGACTTACCACTAGTAGCTCTATCAGTAATAACCTTTCGGATAGCGTTGGAGTCAGCCATATCCTGTAACATGGTTTTGTGTTCAGCTGATAGATCTGATCTCTTCAGGAGTTCTGTGATCTGCTCATCGGGCGTCGTATCACGAGATCCAAACGATTGAGTAATGTGATCAGTCAGATCATCTGGTTTAATGGTTGCCGGATTATCCAGTGGTGTATCTACTGGTTTATCTTTACCAACCTCTAAAGCCGCATTCTTTATCAAAGTAACTTGGCCGGCTACCTGGTCGTACACACTACGTTTCTCTTTAAGTAAAGCCCTTTGATTAACTAGCTGACTTTCGAGATTAACTTCTGCTGCTTTATCTTTATCTTTAACTGCATCGAATTGCGCCTGCAGTTCGTCGTACTTATCGTAGTCTTTATTTAGCTCATCTAGGTAAGTGTTTTGTACGGCACGAGCTTTCTCTACAACTGTTGAATCAGGATCCACTGTCTTAGCCAGGACAGTTACTGCTTTGATTGGATCATAGGTTTCTTTATTTGTATGGTCAGCCCACATATCAACTTTCGGATCTGTTGGATCAGTCGCTGCAACTTCTCTCTGGAAGTGTGCCGGAGACTGTCTCTGGAGAGTCGCTGCTTTAATCTCAGCTTTCTGTTCTTTTTCGGCTGCCCGGGACTCAGGCGTACTGGCCAATAATTTTTTGGCAAACGCCTTTGTCTGGTCACCGGCTATCTTGGTACCAAAGATAGATGTATTGACTGCAGCCCCATATGGTCCTGCACCTACACCACCAACAGCCTCCATAATCAATTCTTTAGCAGAGAGCTCTTCACCAGCTGACAGAGTACCGATAGCTTCTGTGGCCGGCTCACTGATAATCTCTGTGCCCAGACCAGTTGCTTTATAGCCAACCTTGGATTTGAATGTTTGCGTAGCTAAAGTGTTTCTAGCCTGAGACTGGATATATGCTTGAGTAGCATCCTCAACTGTTGATCCTGTTTTTTGTACGATTTCAGAGATCGCAGCTTTTCCGACTGGCGCCAATGCTGAAGCATTGGCTTGTCGCAACGCTGCTCTCTCGAAGGTTGTTGCTACTTTACCACCAACTGCGCCAAAGGCAGCATCAGCCACGCCCATAGACATGCCATACTTGGTAGACTTGGTCTGGTATTCTTGAACTTTATCTGTGTTATTTTCCATCCAGGATTGAATGTTGGAAGCAGTATATGGGATCTTGTCTTCATCAAGACCTTTCTGAACCAGTTCCATAAACTTGAGGGCTGCAGAGTGAGAAGCAGAAGCTCCAACCGTACCTACAACTGTACCAACAGTAGCACCAACGGGTCCAGCTGCAGCACCACCAATTAATCCACCTGTCTTGGCACCCAGCAACATTGCAGTAATAGACGAAGCAGAATCGGCTCCAGCGTACATAGCAGCTTTAGGGTTGGTCAGTATATCTCCGAGGATCCCAAAGGCTGCCTGAACCTTTTCTGTTGGCCCACCATCATTCCATGCTTTGATTCTCTGAGTCAGATCAGCATCAAGCTTTTTATCTTCATATGTTCTTGGAGCAGCTTGTTGCTTCTGAAAGTACTTCGCACTCCAGGCTCCAAAGTCTGTAGCTACGGATCCATCAGGATTCATTGCATCGGCAACTCGAGGAGCAACATCAAAGGCTTGCTTGTGAGACCGTATGGTTTTATCAAACATGTTAGCCAAGAAACCCTGGCTATCTGCTTCTGCTTGGGCAGCTTTAGCTTCTGCAACAAGAGGATTGTTCGGATCCTGTAAAGCCTGAGCTTCAGCTAACTGCTGATAGGCAAACTCCATACGAGCTTTACCAGCAGCATCAGCATTTAAGTATCGTGGGTCTTTACCCATGATAGATTCAAAGCTGGCAATAGGCGCAGGAGCAGTAGAAGGGCTACCTGTTGTTGGTACACCCCAGTTAATAAGCATAGATGAATCAGCCACATAGACTCCTTAGTAGACCTACTAATTATTCCAGTTAATCACACTAGCTACATATTCAGCAACAGAGAGTTCTGTACCATTCTTGCCGTGCCTTTTATTTAGGTCATACAAAGGTTTACCATTTTGTATAGATTTAGCATAATCTGGCCCGGCATACCATGCTGCTGCAGCCAGCTTCTGGTTACCATTAAACATTTTCATATATTGGTTAATTTTGAATTTTGCAACCTTATCCTGATTAGCTGGGGTAAGTGGTGCATCTTTTTTTAGCCCTGCCTCTTCACTCCAACTTGGCCAGTTTTTAGGAAGAATTTGATATTTACCTAGTGCACCAGTACGCTCATTTGGTTTGGTCTTATAATCCCCACGTGATTCTTGTTTGCCTATCTTTTGTATCAGGCTTTCAGTATTTGCTTTAAATTTAATAGGATCAGCTGCAGATGACACAGATGCCTCAGCCTTAGATGTTCCACCCACAGCTTTTTTAACAAAGTTCCAAACTTGACCAGCGGGCGTACTGTCATTGATTCCGGCTTTTGCGGTGCCATCCTTAACTACAGGCGCTGGGTTATTCTTTCCAGTTATGTCATCAAAGAAGGCGGTAGTTACATTCTGTAATCTTTTATTTCCAAGAGGTTTAACCTTTGCTTTTAAATTAGCTGCCCCTTTAGCAGCTGCTGCCTCATTAGCAGCAGTCTGATTTACAATAGCTTCAGGTGTCAGTTGATTGGGTGCACCAGGAATTGTGGCAGGCTGTGGGGGATTACTATACTGGTCTGCTCTATCCTGAAATCCAGGAGATGATGCGGTATAGAATGGGGTGCTGGCAAACTTATCAGCAATGTTGAATGACTTACCATACACCTTGGCATCAGCTGCGCCTTTACGCATGCCATGAACCATAGAGGTACGTTCTTGTTCAAGGGCCAGTTGCTTCTTAAGATTTTCAGCTTGTATATTTGTATACTCAGCTTTTGCTGCCATTTTCTGAGTGTAGAGCTGAGCATAATTTTCGGCAGCGGCTTTCAATTTACCAGCCTTGACATAAACTCCACCAGCCCCATCAACCCGAGACTCATTATAAGCTTGAAATAAGATGCCGTCTGCATCTTCATTTGATACGCCACCTTTTAATAGCTGAACCTTCAATTCATTCAAAGCGTTGGGAACTTCACCATCTTCCAGATTATCTTTACCAAACGCAAAGTAAGATCCAGTAGCGTCCTCTCCCACACCTTTATTAAGACCACCCATCTGTGCAGCAAATTTCTTAGCACCTTCTGTAGCACCTTCAGGACTGTATGCAATAGCATCAACTTTAGCTTTAGCAGCTGCTTCTAGCTGGGCACCTTTAGCCCTCTCAGCAGCTATCAAATTGGATGCTGTCGTATCAGCAAATGTGATCTCTTCTACCTCTTTACCTGTGAGTGTACGTTCAAGTTTCTCACGCTCCTGTAGTCCTTTCATAATTTTTTCTCGAAGCTGTGGAGGATTGTCAGCTAGGGCTGCAGCCGTTGTGTCTTCAATGAGGAACTTACCCCCACTCTCACGGGACTGGGCATAGGCATTATTGATAGCAGCCTCAACTCGCTTATCCTCATCCAGTTTAATAAGCTCAGGCATAAACTTATTTTCTTCATGGAAAGCTTTGGCTTTCTGCATAGCCAAACCAGGCTTAGCGCCATGCTCAAGATACGTATCGTTAATAGCCTGGGTCGCTTTAAGCATATCCCCATTACTTTCACGCATAACCTGACCAGCTTTAAGTTGAGCCTTATCATCAACATCAGCCAACATCTTTTCCCGGGTAGAGATAATCGTTTTACCGATAGCATCTTTATCAATCAGTTTACCAAAGCTACCAGCAATCTGATCTATCTCAGGAGCATCTGCTCCTAAGCCGGCACTCTTGATATTGTTGCGAAGATACTCTTGTACCTTGAGAGTATTATCTTCAACATACCCTTTCTCGACAGTTTTAAGTAATTCACCGACTCCAGACAGCGCTTCTTTAAAGCTATTGGCTGTAGCCGTTTGACTCAGCTGTAAAGGAGCCATACCATCCAGGCCATTAAAGCCTTTGTACTTAATGTCGCCCATTTATATGATCTCCTTAGAAAGTTCCTTTAACGCCCCATTTATCCAAAGTTGCAGCAACAGCTGCATCACTCGCAGCTGTACCAAATGCATTACCAGCAGCCGACTGTTTGTTTTGTTCACGCTGGGCTATAGAAGCGTTTGTAATCTTGGCTTCATTCTCGAAGGTAGATTTCTGCATATCCATCATATCGCCATAGTAGCCCTTCATAAACTTGTTCATCTTGGATTGCTCAAGAGCATTGTAGACATCAAGACCGACTTTAGCGAAACCTAAACCAATATTGGCTCCATCCATCCATTTACCACCCATATCAGGTATACCAGGAGTTTTTGCTCCTGGGGCAAAATCAGGATTTATTCCAGACAGTTCTGTGCTAGGCCCACCAATACTTAAACTATTACTTAGACCAGAAGCAGCTGTATCTGGAGCTTGTATATTCCAAGAACTCAAAGAGTCAGCTGAGCTTAATTGAGGAAGTTTACCTATAGGCGCTTTATAGCTACTACCAAAACTGGGATTGAATGAAGTAACTGGTTTATAAGCTGGAGATACAGGTCTTATAAAACTGGGGGTAGCTTGTGATTGCGTAAATGAACCAAGAGCTTCCGGGGCTATCTGTAATTTACTGGCCATGGCGGGGTCTCCTTATATGTTTAAGCGTAATTTGTTTTAGGCATTGTTTTTGGTAACTTCAAATGTGTATCACAAAAATTTTCTATTTGCTCATGAATCGTGAACATTGTATATGCAGGAAGCTCCAAACATCTAGTATAAAATTGATCAGGAGACTCATTTGGTACAATTTTTAATCTCGGTGGCTGTACAAACATCAGAGGATTGAAATCTGGTTCGTCCAATAGATCTTGTGCAGTCTTTAATTCTTTATATCTATCCTCAAGCTTAGCTGAAAAATCTTTATACTCATTTACAACATCTTGGCCTTTTTCTATAAGAAAGTCATTCGATGCCGCAATTAAGGCAGCACCTGCTTGAAGACAGTATTGAGCAGTCATCAATAAAAACTGATTTACTGCCTCTCCTGAATAAGCACCACCTGTAGCAATAATAGCAACTACCATTAAAACGGCTGTTGCGAATATACCTAATTTTGGGCCAAAAGTTTTAATTAAGTATTTAGCTGCAATTGACACTGCTATACTGATCATAATATTAACAGCAATTACAATACCATATGCTGCAAGAGTAGAGTAACCAGCCTCTATTAATGTAACAGCCCAAGCTTGGCCACTCATCAAGGCCACCACAGTAAGAACCACAGCTATAATAATCATAATTACTTTAAACCAATCAGCAGTATACCATTTACCTTTGATTACTTGGTATGTATTGATTATCATCAACATCGCATCAGCATATAAATTCATACGTACTGTAAATTTCATACTCTGAGCTAGATTAAACTGTATGGGAATAACCAGGTTATTCTCATCCGGGTCTCTGATAACATCCAGCATGGACGTATATTCAGATCGGTTCTTATAGATCAGATTCCTATGCTCTAATCCATAAACTGAAATTGTATGCACCACATCAGTTGCTGTTTGTAAGCGCAGAGTAATTGCGCCTTTATGAATATGATTTATGACCTCAATAATTCCACCCTCTCCAGCGTCATAATTGGTAATAACATCATGGCCGTACTCAATAAATTCTTTCTCAATATTTCCAACCTTACCATCACCAACCTGACCGGCTGCAATAGTAGAGGTAACGTAGTCATAATCAAGGTATATCTTTAATCCGTGCTCTTCAAACGAACTACCAGCCAGAGAACCAGATACAAGTGAATTTATTGGATCCAATCCATAATATGGAACTGTACCAACTTTATCTAGATACTCGAGTTCATTTGAATACTGAGCTTCATACATCTGTTCAAAAAATCCATGCAGATATAATAAGCTTTCTTTCACTTCTGTTCTAACATTGACCCCATACATTACATAGGCATGGTCAATATCACCGATACTTGGGTTCTTATTCAACTTCTCTGCTAGTAGATCCAAATCCAGATTAGCATACTTGGCCAATTTTTTACTGGTTATGTATAGAGGAGTTTCAAAATAATCTTCACTCATCAGGTCTTTATTGTAATACCGCAAAGGGATTACAGGAAAATAGTCAACCGTCGCCGGCGTATTATCTATTGGAGCCAATTCTGGATGCACATTTGAACTGACCTGATATAACCAAGGACGATCAGTGCTTATTGGTACCACGCCAGCTTGATCGTATTCTCTATAGAAGGCCACCAGATACTCTTCACCCCAGGTGATAGATGCTATTCCAGCTAATGGAACATTTTCTGTATAGGTGTATGATTCCTCAACAAACTGGATTTCTATCGTTGCTTCATAGAATTCATCTCCTGGGATGACCACAGGACGTTCAAGAAATAAACCATAAACTACATCAATACTGACTCCATCCAGCGCTACACTGGCAGATTGTAAACGAACCTCTTTATTTGCTGTAGTTACGTTCAAGCTTCCAGATCCTGGCTCCTGCTGCCAAACTATACCGGCCGGAGGGTTACCTATCAGATTGGTAAATCGATTGTACTGTCGGGTAATATAGAGGTGTGGGTAGACAGATATGACAGGAGTGATATCCATATAGGTAGCACCCATTGTCTTCAATGGTGGAGAGCTACCTATTTCAATGGCCAGGATCTCATCAATACGATCCAGGTCTGCATTATTATAATTGAGAGAAGTGCCTTGAGGAAGGCCGAGAGTATAATGATCCCTCGCATACTCATATATACGAGGGACATTAATAACGATACTGTTATGTAGGAAACTAAGGATACTGGTGGACAGTCGTTCACCGGTAACAACAGAGTTGAGTATGGTCTCTAAAAAGATATTTTTAGGTGCTTCAAGTAAATTGAGGGTCCGTGCAGAAACGGTTATAGTTTTCTTGCTACTGAACAGACCCATTCATTAGTTCCTTATATTCCAGCTTTTGCTTTAGCAAGCACAGCAGCAACTTCTAAATCAGACAGCCCAGATGTAGCTGTGTCAAAAGAGCTATCTACTGATCCACGAACAGCCCATGAATCAACCATGATCTTGGCAAGTTTCTGTTCCGCATCCCGAGCAAAACCTTCGGCTTGAGCAGTAAACAGATCTTTTTGTTTACCCACTACACCAAATACTGAACCTGAAGTTACCGTATCAGATACTTGTGCCAATTCAGTTTGGGTCTTCTGATCCAAGAGATCGACTTCAGCCAGAGTCTTATCAGCCAATGCTTGGAGTTCACCAACAGTTTTATTGGTATCGTTGGTTGCCCGGGTTGTATCATTGATTGTACGGGCATTTTCGTTGATGATATTGGCTTCAATAGCCAGTTTCTCAGCAGCCGCTTTGTCAGCCTGTACTCCAATATAGAGGATATCAGCCGCAATCTTATCCTTCTCAACCAGGAGTTTTTCACGCTCAACACCAAGAGCTAAAATCTCAGCGTCTATCTTTAGCTTCTCAGCAGCGATACGTAGAACTTCTGCAGCAACCTTTTCTTTTTCTACTTCAAGAGCAGCAACCTCGGCTGCGATCTTGAGAACCTCGTTAGCTGTACGAGCCGCGTCATTGACGATAGAGGCTCTGATCTGATCTATCTGAGCCCTTACCTTACCCAAGACAGGCAATCGGCCTACAGGAGGTGTATAGGCTGACAAGGGGTCATAACATAAAGACGTAGTTTCTGGTTCAGTAGCCATTAGTTAGGTACTCCTTGTCCCAGAGAGGGAATGGTAACGATATCCACAGGACTATGATTAAATCCCAGACCGACCGGAATATTATCTTCTGTATTGGTTAATTCAGTTACTGTCTGCTGACGAATCAATCCAATCTCGGCAGCTAAACGATGCACCTGCTGCTCGTTCAACAGGAATTGAATAGATGTCTGCAGCACAGCAGTCAAAGCTCCGAGATAGACGGTAGCATAATCAGCACCAGTAATGCGCCCAGCTTCATACTCAGCCTGCAAGTGCAGCTTCGTTGAACGCATCAAAACATCAAATGCTCCCGTCCCATCTATCGTCTCAGAAGTCAAACTCTTCAAGGGTGTGGCAAGTTTTTTGGCTTCCTCACCTACACCATTTTCAATGTTATCTGCCTGAAGCGTTGTGGGAGTCCATCCCGATAAACTTAGATCTACTGGCTGCAAACATATAGACATTACTTAATCCTCCGAAGAATGAATTATTGACCACCAGAAGCCATAAGCTGCCGTTGCTTCAGTTCCTGCAGTTCAGCTGCAGTCAATGGAGGAAGAATCTCGATAGCCAGTTCCGGAACCAGGCGATGCTTCTTCACCTTCTTATTACCAATTTTCACTTCATAATGAGTCATATACTTCTTCTGCTGCATATGAGTCAGAATAATCTGAGGAACATGCCAGCCGGCATCTACGTTATAAGGAACGAATTTCTTGATGAAACCGATCTGGGAATTACCAACCGAGAATATGTCACCTTTCAGGTTACCCTTGAGAGGATTCATATTGGTTACGCGAATACGCACAAGCTTCAAAGCTTCCTGGCGCCGCTTCATATTAATCTGTGCCGGAGTCTCTCTCACGCCTTGGGTAAATATATCACCATTGGCTACGGCAGCAGCTGCATTAATAGTTGCTAGTTCTTCAGCAGCGTAAGCAGCATCAACAGGAGCCGGCTCAACAGGAGCTGTTTTCTTTTCTTCTATCTTGGCTTTAAGAGAGGCTACACCAATATTGGGACTGTACTTAATACCCATGAGATCTGCGCGCTGTTTCAGCATGGATAGCTCATCCATTGGTTCGGCTGCGCCTGTGCTCTCATCCTTACCTTCTGCTTCTTTACTGATATCATCATTCATCTTTCTTCTCCTTGTCCGTATTTGTGTCGGACGACTGTTAGGGTTTAAGGCTAAGGCATCTTACTAGATGTCTGTCGGAGCTGCCAAGTAAGTAATAAGAAGTTTTTTATTTGCTGTAGTCACAGGGTATTGAACCTTTCCTGTTGCAGTAATGGTAGGTACCCCATCATCCAGGGCGTCGTATCCGCTGTCAAGTAACAGTAGCTACATCGTCACCGGGCGCGGTTAGTACAGTTGCACCAGTACCAGCAGTCTTCACATCAATGATGTCATCTGCGCCTGCAAGAGCAGTGATAGCAGTTTCAACATCACCAACTGTAGAAACACCAGACTCATAGTGGATGACTACAAAATTACCATCCACCTCAATGGTTACGCCAGCTGCTGCTGCTGAGTCACCAACAACAGTAATGGAAATGAGATTGCCAGCAATACCTGCGGTATGGGCCTCAATGATGGTATCCAGATCTCCGGCAAAGTTAGACAGGGCTTTACTAGCTGCACCATCAATCATAGCCAGATCAGTGAGATTAGCTACAGAAACAATCGTATCACCTTGTCTGATACCAGGTACGGTAATATCGGTCCAAGCAGCAGCACCAGACACGATAACTTGGCGAAAACCTTGAAGCTCACGAACTGCGTTTCTTAAGCTGGTTGTATTAGCGTAAACTTGGCGCATAGTAAATCCCCTCAGATCATCAATTAAAGTGTAGCCCCGGGTTTCCCCGGGGCCATACTATTTGTATGTCGCTATTAGAGGCGAGCGACAGTTTTGATAACAGCGATACGCTCAGGACGAAGAGCCATGAACCCATAGTACCACTTGATCGACATGAAGCCGGTCTCGCCGTAAGGATCATTTGCATAGGACTCAGGAGACCCAGGCTTGGCATGCTTGATATTGAACTTGACCGTGTTGCCACTGGTCTGGAAACCGATCGTGGTGAAGGAACCATCACCAACAACGAGCATCGGGAAGATGTCGTAGTTACCACCGGTTGCACGGTAACCAGAGTTGACGCCTTCAGCCATACCAGCGCCAGTCCAGTTCATCATCTCAGGAACAACAATCATCTTGAACGGTCCAACAGTACCGATCTCACCGTTCATGATGGTGCCGGCATCAGCGTAATGCTGAACACCAATGAATGCCTGGTTGCCGAAGTAATCAGTCATACGCTCAACAGTTTCGGTGAGCTCAGAACCAATATACATAACCCGACCACCGCGGATAACGCGGGTATCAACCATACGCGAACCAGAAATAACTTTCGTGGTTTTCGGGCAACGGTTATTGTCGAGTTCAACCGACAGACGAGAGAGGTCACCATAGGTAACTTCAGTCAGGGTAGCAGCTACGCCGTTGATACCGGCATCAGAAGTAGCACTACCAGCATACATAACAACGCCAGCAGCATTGAGCAGATCGATCTGGAGGAGGTCTTCAGTGATTTCATTGGCACCGAAGATCATCTCACGATTGATGTGCATTTCGAGTTCTGCATCAGAATCAAAATCCAACGATTCCTGGGTATACTCTTCGAAGAAACCATACTTCTCAAAAGTACCTTCCAGTTCAACCCTGGTGAAACCAACCCGGTTAACACGGCCACCAGTCTCAGACAGAGTCGGCATTTTACCAGCGATGGTACCGACATCTTTACTGGAACCATAGAGGTTACCAGAAGCAGCTACGGCAACGCCGTCCAGCTGAGGGGCATTGATAACGGTAGTGCCATCAGCAGTGAAGAAACGGAAACCAAGATCAAATGCAGAACCTGCACCGGCAACAACTGCGGTAGCAAAGCCGGCGTCATTTACGCCGAGAGCAAGATTCAGACCGCCAGCTACAACAATCTGGTTTGCCCAGGTCATGAATGAATCACGACAGGCATCAGAAGCAAGAGCAGCAGTTGCGCCCTCACCAACAAAGTAAACCTTGTTGCCGATCGGGACACCATGAGAATTCTGGATATTCGGGATCGAACCGTCAGCCATCTGTACAACAAGAGTGGCTTCAAAGTTACCCGGGAGACCGGCAGTGTCCAGACCCTGATCATTGATGTTGGCATCATCAAGGAGGGGAACATACTGATACCGCTTAATACGCTTACCCATGTTTTTAGGCATGGCTGTTACGTCAGCAAGCGGGCTGAAAAACTTTTCTTTCTGCACTTCGATAAGTGCAGTTTTAATAAAATGATCAACAACGATCTGGGTACCGATATCTGAATCGGTCCCACCAACGGGGTCATTGTAAGTACGCATGGTTAATTATCCTTTGGCACACCCTTAGATGTGCAATTTATTTAGTTTGATAAACTCTTCGTCGGACATCGTAAGCGGATTGTAGTTGACCTTGCTATCATCAGCTGTCTTACCACTCCGCGACGGACTTGCGGCTTTTTTACGTTCTGCTCTTGCTGCGGCATCAGCTGCTGCGGCTGCGTCTTGCGCGCTGGTGTCAGCAGGCTTTGTCTCTAAAGCATTCTTCTGTTGGGGTGCAGTGGCAGAAACAAATAAATTGTTTTCATGCATGTACGTACCAACTCTCTGATATGCCTCATAGTCATTTACGCCCACCAATTTACCAAGACTACGCTCGTACTGAACAGCTCTGGCTACCTGATCATAGATACCGTTTTCCATGTGGGTATTGATTGTCCGAATTACTTCCGGAGTCTGTGCCAACATGGTACGGCTATCCGAATCCCACTCATCTCCAAGGACAGTGAGAGTTTTATTGTAGGCGGGTGAATGGCTTATGCTATCCAGTACCTCATC